ATCGTTCACATTCACGCCTTCCGGAGCAATGCCACTATGGCTTGTCTTCACAGGAACATGGGCGGGAGCGGGAAGCGGAGTGGACGTATTTCAGGTGTTTGATCTAACGTTCTACGAAAACGGAACCAACGTTGACAATCTTCTCAACGTCGATGATGTCACTGTGCAGGAATACGTGGGAGACGGTATCTACCAGAATCTTGATGCCGGTCAGATCGCTATTAACCTTCTCAACAAGGCAAATGCTGATGGTGCCACGAAGGTAAACTCCGGATCCGTGGAAGTGACACAGCCACGTACACGCACGTACCAGAGATTTTCCAACATCGGCAAGGAGATCAAGGCGCTCTCCGACATCGAATCTGGATACGACTACTTCGTGGATCCGATCACGCGCAACATGAACATCTACAATCGCACGAACGCGACGAACTTCCCGGTGACTAGCACGCCGGGTAACGCTGGTGCGAATTCGTGGATCTATTCTGCCGACAGAACTGCCTACTTGCATCTCGACTACCAGACAGGAAAGTCTAACCTCGCTTCCTGGCGCAAGACTCAGGACGGATCCGCCATGACGAATCGCCTTAACGTGCAGGGCAAGTACGCGCTAGGATTGGCACAGGATGCAACGTCTCAGTCTACCTACGGCATCTTCGAGGATCTAGTCTCCCTGCCGGACGTGATTGACGCAACCAACACCGTGCTACCGGCTTACGCCAACGCGGAGATCGCCATTCGGAAGAACCCGAAGACGCTCTACGATGTGCAGCTACAGGTTGCTAGCCCGAACACTCCGCTGCTATTCATTGACTTCAACGTGGGCGACAAGGCTCTGCTAGACGTGCAGGGACTTACAGGAAACTTCATCTCGAATCAGACAGCTTCCATCACAGTGAGAATCTTCGGCGTATCTCTGACGATTGACTCTCAGGGTAACGAAGCTCTCTCCGGACTACAGCTGGCCGCATAATGCAGAGTCAAGTACAAGACGACTTCCTCGGCAACGTCATCAACCTTGGCGACCGCATGAGCACGGTGGAACTTGCTGCCGTAAATGATGCCGTTCCAATTGGTTCCATCATCTCTTGGCCTTTTTCGAGCGCACTTCTACCGTCGAATTGGGCTCTCATTCAGGGACAAGCTATTGACCGTGTAACGTACGGCGCGCTCTTCTCGCTTACCAACAATGGTTCCGCTCCATTCGGGGTAGGAGATGGCGCGACAACCTTCACTCTACCTGATTACTCTAGGGGTGTAGGTAACAGCATCGTAGATATCTCATACGTCGAGTTTACTACTGGCGTAGGAATCTCCGCGACAACAGAAGCTACCGCCAACACGGTCGTAACTGCCGGTGCAGTTACATGCAATGGCACTGATGCTTACTGGATTGAGTTCTTTAGCCCTCAGTGGATTGCAGGATCGTCTGCAAACTATCTTGCCGCTGTGTTGTACGACGGTGCATCCAGTGTCGGAATCCTTGGTGTCATGGGATCCACTGGTGCGCAGGACTATACTCCTGCACCCGTGCGTCGCAGACTTACTCCAAGCGCAGGATCCCACACTTACTCGATCCGAGGCTTCATCAGCGGTGGCGCTAACGGTCAGTTCTCGGCGCAGGGAGGAGGCGCTGGCGTGCAGGTTCCAGGATACATCAATGTCTCTTGCGTACCAACTACGTCTCCACTACTAGCTATGAAGGTTGCCTAAGCATATTGCACTAAGCGTGTCCAATGACACTAGCTAATATGAGAAGTATGCCCTATTCCCTCACACATGGAAGCACAGATGAATGAGCGAGCAGAATCCTACACCCCCAACATCGCGCGCTTCGCAGACGTGGGATATTTGGTACCCGCGAATCGTCAAGGCTATTCTAGCGTTGTCGGGACTAGGTATTCTAGCCCACGAAACTATCCTGTCTTCGGCGGATCGACCGTGGCTATTGATCGCTGGACTTGGCCTGTGTGGACTTCCGGTAACGACTGCATTGGACAAGATGATTTCGAGATGACCCGCCTAGCGCATCACTGGCGCACAGCCCCGATTACACTAGTGTGGCTAATTTCCGTCGCCGTGATCTGCTTGAGCATGGGTATCCTACAGGCAACAGGAGTATACTAATGAGTGAAATCTTTCCCAAGAAGACTGACACAGTACCGAAGCTACTAATTCGTGGCTACATCACGGCACTATTTATTGTCGTTTTGATGGCGTTTGCCGTTTCTACGGTGGCGATTGTGCGCGCACAGAAGGGTGCTGCCGATGCTGCGGTTTCCAAGCAGCTAAACGAGGCTTCCGTCTACGCGAATAACCATGCCGCTTGTGGTCTTCGTGCGCTAGTAGATCCGACAATTGCTGCGCAGAAGAGATCGCTGGCAATCTCTGAATCTGGCGCGAAGGATAAGACTGTCACAGCTTCGGCGCGTCATCGTTCTGCATTGAACGTAAAGAGCCTCCACAAGTCTCTGATCGGTCTTTACAAGGTGCGTGCTCTCTACGGCACAATCCCGCCGGGATACGATTGCTCGAAGCTGCCTAAGACGCCGCCTCAAATCGCCACCTAAACGAAAAGCCCCGGAATCCCTAGGGGACTCTACGGGGCTTCTCTGAACCACGGGCGAGAGAGAGAAGGATTCTCCCGTGGCCTATGGTAATACTACCACACCTTAGCCACGCTTGACAACTTGCTTGAGAATGCCAGGGAGAACCCCCGCCAATTCCTCGGCGTTATTGACACTGAGCTTGATGTCGTAATGCTGGGGAGCCGCGTACATCACACCGATGCCGACCGACTGCACTCCCTTGCGCTTGAGATCGGCCATGATCGCCTTGGACTCTTCCGGCGCGGAAGTCATCCCGTCCGTCATGGTGATGAGCACGACCTTGCGCCCCATGTTGAGACGCGGACGGATCAGGTCTTCGGCCACGCGGAGAGCGTATCCCTCCACCGTACCTCCGTCAGCGTGCATGAGATCCCAACCCATCCTGGACTTCACGCGCGAGATCGGGGAGTTCCACGGCTTGAAGTGTCTCATGCCCGAATCCCAGGTAATCATACTCAGACCCATACCTGCCCTCTCGATGGCCTCAGACGCCACCACAGCCGACTTTAGCATCTCCTTGACCCGTGGGGCCTGTGATCCGCTACAATCGAATGTCAGCACGAAATCGTAGTCTGCGCGTCCAATCTGAATCTTCTTCTTGAAGATCCTATTGTCGCCTCTCAGAGAACGATGTGCCTTACTGCCATCGAAGGATCCACGCTTAAGCTTACGCGAGTAAGTGTCCTGTTCATTGTGACGCAAGCGTGTCTGCAAACGCCTAGAGAGAGTATTGATGTGTCCTCTCATCTCAGACTTCGCGTTGTCCCAGTCACGGGAATCTCCACGCTCAGTGCTAGCGTCAAGTCCAATTCCCTGTGCAGCTAGGTTCCCTGCATTGCGCTGTTCTTTCTTCTCGCTCTGAGCAGAGTCACGTAGCTTACGCGCAACCTCAGGGCCAGCATCCTTAGCGATGGCATTCAGGAGTTCGTCAAGAGACATCCCACGGAAAGGATTACCCTCCTTGTCAGAAGAGCGATACATACCGTCATCGCCTTCTTCGCCATCCTCATTCGGTTCCCCGTCAGCCCCGCCACCTACTGCCTCTCCTTGCGGACTGGATGCGGGGCTTTTCTGTGGCGCAGTAGGTGGCGGATCCTCCATGATCTGCTGATAGATCGGTAGCACGCGCGAGGCTACTTCCGCAGTGCTCTTCGATGTCAGGCAGATTTGCTCGATCTCATCCCACGTCTTTGCCACGAATTCGCGGGACTCTTCGCTGCCCCATACTAGCAAATCCTCAGCCATGTTCAAGTACCCGAATGACACTTGATCGACCAAGTGCATATCCGGGTTAGTGGGATCTGCCACAGTGTTAAGAAGTAGCTGGTCGAAATACTTGTTGAAGCGATGGCAAACATCCACCGTTCCAGGGAATCTACGCTTCGCCCACCGCTCGATGCGGATGTCTTCCACGAAGTTGACAAAGCGCCGGAAGCGTTCCGGATCATCAACATCGGGCCACTCAGGAGAATCGTATGAACCAGATACTTCCAAGTGTGCAGCTTCATGGATCGTCAGCCACATCGCCTCTTCGTCAGAGAGGACTAGTTCAGGCTTGTAAGGATTCGTCGGACGCCACGTAATGATGCGTAGCTCCGGAATGCAGGCCCACTTCTCGCCTTGCTTCTCCTTGATCCTGTCATGGCCGGACACAAGCGAAGCTGTTTGCCTCACTGTGTTAGCCATGTTGCGCTGAGTCAGCGCGCTAGCCGCTCCGTAGTTGTACATTCTCTCTCTCAACCGACTTGTGAAGGTCTTAGTGCGCGAAGCGGGAATCGAACCCGCACGATGTTTCCACCACCAGGGCCTAAACCTGGCGCGTCTACCTAGTTCCGCCACTCACGCATTGATCGTACTGTAGCACCTTCGTTCTGAGTACGCAAGGTGGGAATCGAACCCACATGGAGGGCTACTCCACCGGGTTTTGAACCCGGCGCGTTTACCATTTCGCCACTCGCGCTTGTGCGCGTTATTTCAGGGTATGTCGCGCCCCACCCTAATCCCCTTAGGGATTCAGTTCCTTCTTCGGCTCTCCGTCCACGACGTTCTCTAGCACGCCGTCGATGAACTTGAAGCCTTCGACACGGCCATCCTTGTAATGAATCCACGCTACGTAATCGCACCAGTCGATCATGTTGAGCGTGTCCTCCGTTCCCGATTCCACGACCAAGCTGTAGATCATGGGCTTCTGAGTGCCTTCCTCGCGCCATGCAGGGTACCAACGATCTCCGCAGCACGAACAGTCAAAGCCCTTGTTGCAACCATCGAAGTACAGGCCGATGTTCTCTGCGCGGTTGTTTGCGTCATTGGCATTATCTGCCTCCACGATGACGTGATTGCAGATCCCGTGACTCTCATGGAAAGATCCACCGCTGTTGTTCTGATAGAACGTGTAGAACATTTCCTCCCCTTTCTCTCGTTGAGCGGATGATGAAGGAATCGAACCTTCGAAGGAGTGACCCTTTACAGATTAGCAATCTGCTGCATTACCGCTCTGCCAATCATCCGTAGAACCCACTGAGGGAGTCGAACCCCCGACCAGCGGCTTAGAAGACCGCCGCTCTGTCCACTGAGCTAAGTGGGCTAGTTTCCTTCGCAGCACGACTGCACGATTGTGTGGCAGTTAGCGCACTGAGTATGTGATCTAGTCCAGATCATCTGAGTGATCTTGTTACAGGCGGGACACCATCCCGTGACAACATCCTGCCGGGTGATGAGTGGCTTAACCAAGTTCAATCACCGGCTGAGGAATGCCGTAAGGCTTGTATGCCATGTTCAAAAACGATACGTTATAGAACGTCGTTTTGTCACCTTGAAATGTCCCCTGAGAAGTCCAACGCGGATCCCTACCCTCATGGATGTGGCCGAAGATTGAGAGTCGCGGCTGTACTTGAGCGATCCGATTAGCAAGGGCAACCGAACCCGTACGGATCTTCTGTTGATTCTGGTCAAGGATATCGTAGGGTGGGCCATGAGTGACGAGGACATCCGTGTCAGTGTGGATCTTCGCGTATCTCTTTGCAAGTTCATCCTCGCTCTCCATGAAAGCCCAGTCATAGAACATGGGCGTGTAGGGAGTGCCATAGAACTTGACACCCTCGATTGTCACAGCAGAATCACAGAGGTAATGGATTCCGCGCCTAGAGAAATGCTGTTCCGTTTCGAGCGGATTGTTGAAAGCGAACCAGTCATGGTTTCCCGCGATCACAACCTTGTGCTTGTGCGGTAGGCTCATAACCCAATCAGCAAAATCAATGGTTTCCATGCGCTCGCCAAAGCCGGAGAAGTCTCCGGCGTGAACCAGGACATCGCCCATCGGGATCTTAGGAACGTCGCGACCATAGGCCCCGCGTGCTCTCTCTCCAACCCACCGATGCAATCCGTGGGTGTCCGAAATGGGAACGATCTTCATGCGCCCCATCATATCACAAAGCACCGTGTACGGGGATCGAACCCGTTTCTCCGGAGTGAAAGTCCGGCAACTCATCCAATTGTCTCACACGGCATGTTTGATGCTTTACAGAATCTTGGTCGCGCGTACGGCGGCATCTGCCTCTATGGAAGTGCCGGGAATCGAACCCGGATGCAAGGAGTCTCCGCGTGCGGCTTTACTCCCTGTCGATACCATTACACCCCCAGAGTACCGTGTGCGGGGTACGATCCCGCAATTTCCACCTTGAGAGGGTGGCGGCTTAACCAACTTCGCCCAACACGGCATATGTACTACAGAGTGCGCCAGGTTGGACTCGAACCAACATTCCCGAAGGAGGGAGCTTTACAGGCTCTTGGGTAATCCAGCACCCATCTAACGCATGTGGTCGTGCAGTGGACAAAGCACGAATCGAACGTGCGACCTCCTGTGCTTCAAACAGGCGCTACTACCTAGCTGAGCTATTTGTCCATGAAACCGGGTGAGATCAATGTCACTCGCGTTGCGTCAGCTTTAATCCCCATCAAAGAGAAGGCAACTGCCCGGTAGGGTGAAGGACGAGAATCGAACTCGCTGCGGTCAGAGTCACAACCTGACAGAGCCGCCAAAGGCTCCCCCGACACCATGTGTGGTACTAGCTGATCGAGCAGGACTCGAACCTGCGACATCACGGTTAACAGCCGTGCGTTCTACCTACTGAACTACCGATCAAAGTTTAGAGCAAGGATTTTTAGTGTCAACATCGCCGTCACCTTGCCGGACGGTTAGTTTAGCTCTCCACTCGGGTATAGCCCCCGAAACTCACACGGGATGTCAGTCCAATGCTTGCCGACTCTAATTCGATGCTGACACATCTTTTGGAGCCGATGAAGAGTAGTACCCCCAGTAGGACTCGAACCTACAACCTCGGGCTTAAGAGGCCCTTGCTCTAACCAATTGAGCTACGGAGGCAAATAGTCCGGCTACTACCCATCGGTACGCCGGATCTCCTACTGGCCTAGTAGGAGCGTCTTCGCGCGACTTCTAGAATTCGAGCGAATATCGGCTTGGAAGGACTTGAACCTTCGGCATCCACCGTATCAGAGTGGCGCTCTACCAACTGAGCTACAAGCCATTGGGGTGTCAGTCGAGGCGATCAACCCACTGACAGTAGCGTTTCCCCACCACAGAGGGGCAATGCTCGTAACGATAGCATTACTTACCGACGACGTGTAACCTCTGTCGCGTAGGTTGACTGCGGTTTGCAACCCGCGTTGTCAAGAACCCTCTGAGGGAATCGAACCCCCGACCGTCTGGTTCGTAGCCAGATGCTCTGTCCGCTGAGCTAAGAAGGTGTGTAAGGGCAGTTTACACATCTTACCCAGGATGTCAAGCCCGTCGATAGCAGGACGTTCAGGTGCGCCCCTCGCCTAACCGGCGACACCGGGCTTGTGATGCGGCGGAAGCGGGCACCATTGCACCCACCGCACGATCTTCGTGACGCGGTAGACCACCTTGATCTTGACCTTCTGGCAAACCATCACTCCGTGCTTGACGCCGAGAGAAGTAGTTCCCTTCGGGCAAAGCGGGAAGACCGGAGTTGGTGGAACCGGTGGATTCACGATCACCGTGACTACGCACGTCAGGATCCCGTTTTCGTAGCTGCGCTCGGACTCGCCTACTGGGCAGAAAGGACGCGCCGGAGGGGTAGGAGTGGGACACGCCGCTGCACACTCAGGAGGCTGCACAGGGGGCGTAGGATTCGGCGTAGGGGGCGGGCCGACACAGATGAGGGTAGTGGGAGGGATACTCCCGCCACCGACCCATGTAGAGCTAGCGACGATAGTGTTGTTTCCGCCGGAAGGTGTGTACGGAATGGTATCCGTAACAGCCGTGTGTGCGGGAACACTGAACGTCTTCGTTACTGCCCCTGCCTTCTCCGTGACAGTAGTTGTCAGCGGGAAGTCAGCGTGATACGTGAACACGACGTTCGTCGTATCACACGTCACAGTTCCAGAGTGCGCCGAAGCGATACTTGGAAGTGCTAGTGCGCAGACAGCGATCAGTCCTGCGATGATTCTTTTCATTTGCTCTCTCTCTAGAGTTGGCTCTGATCCACTTCAAGATTGAAGTGTCCTTCTGCATCCAACGTTATCGTGACGAACGGTATTCCGCTATCACCCGAAAGGGTGAGCCACGTCATATCCATTGCTCTCTCGCAGATGATCTTGCGCTTACCCGTGCTGAGATGTTCCCCCGGCATGTACAAGCTTCTCTCGATCTTGTCACTCGCGCGAGTCATATCCATCTTGCTCATTGCTCTCCCCTTTCTCTCTGAGAGCCGAAGACTGGAATCGAACCAGTGTTAATGGGGTTGCAACCCATTGCCTTAGCCACTCGGCAACAACGGCATGTGCGCGTAAGAATGACGCGCGGCATTTCACAAGTCAGTTGTCAAAGAACGTCGATCTACTAAGCGCCGGATGCGCGACTCGAACACGCCACCTCCTGAGTACAAAACAGGCGTTCTACCAGATGAACTAACCCGGCGAGATATGTTTAGAGCGAAGACGAAGGGTTACGATCCCTCTACCTCCCCGTAGACAGCGGGGTGTTCTGCCGATTGAACTACGTCTCCATGTGCGCTGACGTGAACTTGCCCTTCGGTGCTCGATTCAGCGCGACCGCTGCCGAAGTTCTAGTAGCCGATGAGGGATTTGAACCCCCGACACCCTGGGTGTAAACCAAGTGCTCTCCCGCTGAGCTAATCGGCAATGTGGTCGTGCAGTGGAGGATGTGGGATTTGAACCCACGACACCCTGCGTGCAAGGCAGGTGCTCTCCCGGACTGAGCTAAACCCCCATTCGCGTAGTCTTTCCTACCGTCATCCACGTTATCAACTGCTTTAGGGAAGGTGGACAAACCTAGTTCGGATGAGAGGAATCGAACCTCCAACCTCACGGCCCCAAACCGCGCGCTCTACCAGATTGAGCTACATCCAATTATTTGGTGCCGGAGAGGCCCTTGCGGAACCCCTCCGGCATGTGGAGCCGACTCCGGGGTTTCCCCCTCGGTCGGCATATCTGAAAGGTAGCACACTTTTGACGCTTGTCAAGGAATTCGTTTAGACCATGCTGAGCAAGCGCCGGATGTCGCCCTGATACGTGGGATGCGCCTTCTTCACGAACGCGACTTCCGCCGCAGGCTGGAACCCGTAGTAGGGGAATGCCTTCGCCCACGCTACCAGTTCGCGGAAAGACATCGGGTACATGATCTCGGCGGAATCCCTGATCGAGTTCGCGAGCTTGACCATTCTCTCCGCGTGCGCGTGAGACAGACCGGGAACGCGGTCACAGAGAGTCTTCGTCTCGACCTTCGGCGTGGGGTAGTGAACCTCCGGTGCGAATGCGAACCGCGACATCAAAGCCGGGTCAAGCTCACGCACACCGATGTAATCCGCTCCTTCATCATCGGCAGGGTTCATGGTCGCACCGATGTAAAGCTTGCCGGGGAAGATGACTTCCGGCTCACCCATGTTCTCATGCGACTTCTCTGGGATGGCTAGTCTCCTACCGTCATCTAGCAGAGAGTAGAGACGCGAAAGCTCTGCCACATTTCCGATGCGAGAAAGCTCATCCAGGACTAGGATCGTAGGGTGATCCTTGGAAAGTCTTACTGCCTCAGTCACAGGCCCATCACACCACTCGAAATGTCCCGCTCCTACTGGGAGATATTCGCCGACGAGAGAAGCACCCTCTGTCTTAGGGTCAATCTGTACGCGGACGAAATTCCAGTTGAGTAGCTGTGCTAGGAAAGCGTATGCCGTAGTCTTTCCCGTTCCGGTAGGGCCGGAGAGAATCGTGTGATCTCCGTACTCAATACCCATCGCGATTGCGAAGAGCATATCCGGCTGTCCGTATACCGGATGGATGTTGGTCGGAGTGAGGATACCCGGCTTGTCAGCCTTAGGCAATGCGATGGAAGCCTGTCCCTTCGACAAAGTGAAAACCACTTCGCTGCCATCATCACGCCAGTTCGTACCCTGTCCTTCTAGCCATGCAGATGCTAGTTCCCTCTTGTCATCATCTCCGTGTCCGACATCTCCTGCTAGCTTTATTCCGTCTTGCTGTCTCACATCGACTACTACCTCTCCGGCAGCATTCGATGAGAAGATGACGACTGGACGCTCTTCGATCAGACAGGTGACTTCTTGAAGATCCTGTGATCTCTCCACAACAAGATCGACCTTCTCGGAATCCATATCTGTTCCCTTGAGAAATGTCTTTTTGATCCTGTCCGAAGACGCATCTGCTCTTGGTGCCATATCTCCCTCTCGTTTCGTGTAAAGCTAAAAGTCTGTCATGGGGTAGTTTGATGTTCTACATATCCCCGTAGGGGATCGAGTATATACACTCTCTGCGGATGTAGTACCCACTGCTGTCCCCAGAGGACGCCCCGCGAAGTTCTAAACCTCGCGGCGGCACCTTTCGACTGAGTAGATGGAGCATAGCATAGCCCCTAATATGGTCACTGCGGGCGCGATCCTATCAGGTCATCCCTCCGCTTGTCAAGGATTCCGTTCTCGATCCACATGTGCTACGCTCTCGGCATGAGCATCAAGAAGAAGGGCGGGCTTTCCAACAAGCCCCACGGAGAGAGACACAACCTCGCAGCGCGCCGCCAGGCATGGGAAAGACTCCCAGAGTCCAGCGGTGCCTCCGGCAAGCCTGCCAAGAGCAACACACGTCGCCCAGGCAGCACGAACAGGCACAAGCAAGGATGATGCATTTCTTCATCTATCTCATGGCCGGTTACGGGATGGGAACCCTTGCCGTCGAAATCTGGCACTTCTTTTGGTATAAGCCATGATGGAAGAAGCACCCGCATATACACCGAAGGCAGAAGAGGACGTGCGCAAGAAGGCAATGATCCTTGCCATGCGCGCGGACGAAGCTGCACAAGTGGTGGAGAGCTTCGGGACAGCCGTGATGAACGGCACTCTTCTCATCAATTCCGATGACATCAACCGCATCGTGGATCGCTTGCGCTACTATGCGAGATGGCTTGAGAAGATTTCCAAGGGCGAGACGAACATTTCTGAGCACGATCTGGAAGTGATCGCTGAATACGTCAAGGGAATCCACGTCCCAAAGAAGAACACGTACAAGCGTGACATCATCGAAGTCACGTACGTGATGACAGATCCCGAGACAGGTAAGGCTACGCGCATCAAGTTGCATGAGCAGCCTACCGAACAGATTTACCGTGGCGACACGGTGAAGATCCCGCAAATCCTTGCGGGTAAGAAGTACGGCCACCGCCTTCCTGCGAAGACATAAGCACTAATAAAAACCGCTCTGTCTCATGTTAGGTTTTTGAGACAGGGCTGTTTTGTCGTTTGTAAACTACCAAGGAGGGGTATGCGTGAAGGTACTACTACTCATCACGACGTTGGCTACAATGCTAATGCCAAGCGTTGCACATGGTTCAGAACTGAGTACGTGTAAGTCTCAGCTAGCATGGCAGAGAATGGACTACACGAAGGCTCATATCAACGTGACACAGAGCTTGAGAGGACACGCGCCAAAGAGAACTCACTGGCACCGTCCTACCACAACATCTCAGTGCCACAGTGCAATGGCAACAGCCAAGCACATGCGCCGTCTAGAGCGCACCCACTGGCGTCATCTACGCCTAGAGCGTCCCGGCGTTAAGTGGATCATCCGCCGCCAATTCTCCAAGGCGGGACACTGGGCGGTACTTCTCGCGTGGAAGGTGGTAAGCTGCGAGTCGAGCTTCAACCCTACCCGCGTGAGTAGCACAGGAGATACGGGAACGTGGCAGATCAATTGGGTTCACCACCTTCCCGAGCGCGTCATGCGCTCGCCCGAGCTATCTACCGGGTGGGCGTGGAGAGCATCCAGCCACGGGACGAACTTCTCGCCTACGTGGGTATGTGCGTCGAGACTAGGAATCGCATGAACGAAGAAGTCAAGCGGCTCTGGCAGGAACGCTTGCTAGATCCAAAGTCCAAGCAGACCCGTGGATGGCTAGGGCGTGTCAGAGGCGGTAGATGCTGTCTCGGACATCTCTGCGACGTGGCAGTAGAACAGGGAGTGATCCCGCCGCCAGAGAAGCATAGAGACGAAGAAGCTGGCAGCAGCGTCATTAACTACTTCATCTATGGCAAAGAAAAGAACAGCAGCGAACTGCCAGAAGAAGTAGTCAAGTGGGCAGAGCTAGAAGATCCTGACCCTGAGGTTACGTACAAGGGTGATGAATTCAACCTCTCTGTCATCAATGACAAGAAGAAGGTAAAGCTCTCTCAGATCGCATTGCTCATCGAACAGCTTTAGCCAAATCTGACATACTGCCTAAGCGCAGGCTCGTCAAGTTAGTGATACTACTAACTGACGGGCCTGTTTGCTTTTTGCGCCCGAGAATTCTATCGAGCAATGAAAAGGGGTGCTAAATGGCAGCAGCAAGTATGACAACTTTGCAGGAGCGTCGTTTCATGGATGCCCTGTTCGGGAACCTAACACTGACAGTTCCCGCAACGGTCTATTTCGGTCTATTCCTGTCCACTCCGCTAGACGACGGTTCTGCCGGTGGAGAGGTAGCAGGTAACGGTTACGCTCGCGTAGCTCTAGCCAACTCCACAGTGAACTTCGCCAACGCGACAACAGGCGCAACGCCGTTCATTACTTCCAAGTGGAACGCGGTAGCTATCACATTCCCGGCTGACGTAACGGCCGACTGGGGACAGGTGCTAGCAGTAGGTGCCTTCGACGCACTGACATCTGGAAACCTCCTATGGATCGCGGACATCACACCTTTCCGTACGATTCAGGTTGGCGACACGCCGCAGCTTCCGGCCACGTCGCTAGTAATGACTCTGGACTAAGCTATGGCAACAGCAGCAGCTTACGTAGCTAGAAACCTAGTGTTCGCTGCGCCCGCAGCCCTTCACACCGTCTTGAACGTGATCTCCCCGGCAGGCCACGGTCTATCCTTGGTCGAGTTTGGGATCTCGTTCGACGGTGTGACGGCTTCGGCTGTTCCCGTACTGGTAGAGCTTTGTCAGTCTACTCAGGGAGCGGCAGGAACACCGGCCGCATCTCCACCAACGCCTGTTCAGGTTCGTGGTCGAGCGACATCGGGATCCGCCCCAACATCGGGCCACAATTACACGGCCGAACCAACAACACTGACAGTGGTGAGACAGTTCTATGTCACGCCTACTGGCGGTCTATTCATTTACCCTGTTCCACTTGGTAGAGAAATCGAATGCGATTCTTCCGGTGGTACTGTCAAGGCGCTCGCGCTTCGTATCACCCCACCGGCTATTGTCAATTGTCTTGCCTACATGGAAGTCGAAGCACTCGGCTAACAGAAAGGCGCGCTCATGGCTGGTTGGGGAACGCCTGTTGAAAGTGTCGAATTCGGTGCCTCTGTAGGTGCAACTACATTCACGTTCTCTCCCGCAGCCACAATTCCTGTAGGTAGTTTCATCTACCTAGGAGTGGCGGCAAATGTAGCTGCCACTTTCACAAGCTGCGCTGACAATTCTACACAGGCTGGTACGGCAAATTCTTACACGGCTGGTACGCTTGGATCTGGTTCCACGCTAATTGCGTTGCCGGTGTATTGCCTTGCCACAACACGGGCGATTCTCTCTACCGATGTAATCACAGTGACAATCGGTTCTTCGGGTTCGCGTCGTAATGGACGCATGCTTACGTGGACACCGCCCGGAGCAACACCAACCGTAGATGTAACAGTAGGAGCAGCAGCAGTAACAACAAGCCCACTGACATTCGCATCTTCCGGAACATTGACGGGAACATCCGAACTAGCCATCGCTCTTGGTGGTTACAAGAGCAGTGCTGCATCTGGATTCGCTGATCCTACCTCTGGATTCACTGCCGTAGTTCCTGCCACGGGATCTGGCGGAACAGTGACGTTCATTGAGAGCGACGTAAGTTACAATCCGAATGCTGGTACGGCCGCTGTCGCACCAACACACACTTACACATTGGCACCGACAAGCGCCGTGGGAAGAATGATCGTATTCGCTTCCGTGGTTACAGCGCAGACTAAGAGCGGTATCCATGTAGTCCGTCGCACCTGGGCCGGATAAATGGCTAACAACAGACGAGTACGTCACTCGACTCGCGAAGATCCGAGCTTCAAGCAGGGATATGCTGCACGCGGAGCTATTGCTGTTGGTGGAATCAAGACTCTCGCGGCAGTGTCTACTGGTTCGTCTACCAGTATTGTCACGCTCGTACGTACACGAAATCTAACTGCGGTATCGACGGGCAGTTCTACAGGACTAGCCACGTTCCCGTCTGCCGGTGCCAATTGGGTTGGCCCGATTCAGGTCATGGAATACGGAGCCGGTGGATCCGGTTCTACTTACACGTTCTCGCCAACAGCGAAGATCCCGATTGGAACTCTGCTAGTCGGATACATGACCAACTCCGCAGACTTCATTGTTTCGTCTATCGCGGATAACTCGTCTCAGGCGGGAACAGCAAACGCCTACACGCTCATCAATGCTAATTCTCAGGTAGGCATCAAGGGTCGCGCATTCTGGTGCGTAACGACACGCGACATTCTTTCTACGGATGTCATCACGATCACACTTCTTGCGGCTGCCACACTTCGCGACGCGAAGATTTTTTCCTTCACGGGACAGGCAACATCTTCTCCGCTTGACATCAACGCGGTAACAGCCGGAGGAACTAGTAGCCCGGTAAGCATCTCGTCTGGTTCTCTGGCACAGGCGAACGAACTCATCATCACGTTCTCGGCGTGGAAGGGCAACTCCCTAAGCTCTGGATTCACTGACTCCACTTCCGGATGGACAGCCGGTACGGAGGCCACAGGATCCGGCGGATCTCCGACGACTTACCAGGTCAACTACTCGTATCGCAAGGATGCTGGTACTGGTTCGCTGACGGACGCTCACTCGTTCCCAACAGCGATCTCGAATGTCGCCATCGAAATGATTTCCTTCAAGCCTGCCGGTGGTGGTGGTCAGGTTTACAAGACAATGGTGGCGATCTCCAATGGATCGAGCACGGGCACAGCGTACTTCGCGCGCACACGTAGAACTGCCGCAGTGTCCAGTGGAGTACCTAACTCGACAGGAATTGTCAGTTTGCGCAGAACACGTACATTCGCTGGAATCGCTACGGGAGCATCGACTGGTATTGCCACATGGACGCGCACGCGCAAGTTCGCGGCGGGAACTGCCACAGCAAAGATCATCATTCCGGCTTACATCTACCCCGGTGGAGTTCCGCGCACTGTCTGGGACTCTTGGACGAACGCCGGAGATGTCGTTCACGGAATCATTGCCAACCCCGGATCTCCGGGTGGCCCAGGAACGTTCACGGATACGAACTACCAGGCTGTCATTGCTAATGCGCGTGCTAATGGCATCACGATCTATGGATACATCGACACATCGTACGCCACGATTTCCACGACAACTACCCATCAGCAGGTTCTTGACTGGGTAACTTACTACGGAATCCATGACATCTTTATCGACCAGGTAAGCAGTGACATTACGAATTGGCAATACTACAAGGACTTCACTGACTTCATCCGTGCGAACTATCCTGGATGTCGTATCATCATCAATTGCGGAAACAATCCTGACAAGAGCTACATGGCTCTTGCTGATATTGTCTGCACATTCGAGGGGCCGAAGACAACTCCACCGTCTCCTGACTATGACTCTTACGTAGCACCGACGTGGGTGGATCAGTACGAAACAGGACATTACTTGCATCTCGTATATAACATCCCTGACGCCGCAACTACTGTGACTCAGATCGACAAGGCGATTTCTCTCCACGCTGGAAACATGCACATGGTGGATACGAACGTGTGGTTCGCTCAGTCTGCATTCCAGGGCACAGAGTTCAGTTACATCCGCTCGAAGATGTCCAACAATTCCACGGGAAGAGCTACGCTTGTTAAGAGCAAGAATCTGATCGCCGTCTCTACTGGCGGAAGCACGGGCGTAGTAACGCTGGTACGCTCTCGCAGTCTGATCGCAGTATCGACCGGAACATCTTCCGGTGTCTGCGCAGTAGGACGCGCAAGAAGCTGCATCGCAACATCTACAGGGGCATCAAGTGGCATCGCTACGCTGGTTCGTTCTCGCAAGCTGATTGCGGTCAGCACGGGATCGAGCACAGGAGTAGCAACGCTTGCGCGTACCCGTACCTTCGCGGCGGTAGGTACAGGATCTTCTACAGGAATCGTGACGACGGGAAGGCTGCGGATCTTCTACGCGATTTCTCGCACAGGTGTCTATCTCCCAACGTATCTACCACAAATTCTAGGATATGCGGCCAACTCTACTGGTATTGCCACACTAGTTCGTATTCGTTCTATTGCCGCAGTGTCCGGTGGATCGAGCACAGGTACGTGCACACTAGTACGTACTCGCAATCTGAATGCAATCAGCACGGGGGCATCTACAGGGGTAACGAGTCTGGTTCGTACCCGTGGAATGAATGCGGTATCGACCGGTAGCTCCACTGGCATTGCTGGATTGCTAAAGAGTGGTAGCAAGCTACTCTTCGCCGTAAGCACAGGTTCCAGCACGGGTACTGTCACAATTATCCGTACGCGCGTACTAACAGTAGTAAGTACAGGATCGTCTATCGGCGTAGCTACACTAGCGCGCTCGCGCAATCTGAATGCCGTAAGCACGGGATCCTCCACGGGCATCGCTGGACTTCTCAAGAGTACGTCGAAGACGCTCTACGCTCAGGCCACCGGATCGAGCACAGGAATTGCGACATTCGCGCGTACGCGCACTCTAAATGCTGTCAGCACCGGATCTTCTCCATCCGTTGCAACGATGGTACGCATCCGCACCTTCGCGGCTGTCTCTGGCGGAACGTCTAGCGGTACAGCTAGTTGCACTAGAGTCCGAACTTCTGGTGCCGTTAGCTCTGGCGGAAGCACGGGCATCGCCACGCTGGTACGCACTCGCGCCCTGACAGGACGAAGCACAGGAACGTCTATGGGGGTCTGCACTCTTGCCAAGACAAGATCACTCTTCGCGATTGCTCTCGGACTTTCCACGGGACGCGCAACGCTAGTTCGTCAGCGTTCTCTCATCGCCACATCTACGGGAAGTTCTACAGGCGTAGTGCAGATCGTACGCACGCGCAATCTAAACGCGATCTCCACAGGATCTTCTACTGGTATCGCCGGTCTGCTAAAGAGTGTCGGGAAGTTTATCACGGCGATCAGCACTGGTTCCAGCACCGGCATCGCCACACTTTCTCGAACGCGCAATCTGACAGCGGTAAGCACAGGTTCTTCGACAGGCGTAGTTGCACTTGCTAGAACGCGCCCACTAAGCGCCGTATCCACAGGTTCTTCTACTGGTCTAGCAACAGTAATCAGAACTCGCACGTTCGGTGCGATCTCCAAGAGTTCTGTCTACACGCCTGTCTATCTGCCACAGATCCTAGGCTACGCCGCAAACTCCACAGGCGTAGCGACATTGGTGAAGGTTCGTTCGTTTAGTGCCGTAAGCACAGGATCTTCCACAGGGGTTGCGACTCTTCTTCGGACACGAAACCTAACGTCGGTATCGACTGGAAGCTCTACTGGACTAGTCACGCTTGTGCGCGCCCGCAAGCTCGCAGCAATCTCTACAGGATCCTCTACAGGAAGAGCATCGTTCCCGACCGGCATCAAGCCTCTAGTAGCTATCTCCGGCGGAACGTCTACGGGTGTCGCCAAGTTCTCTGGTCTATCGAAGAACCTCTTTGCCACATCTGTCAATACCTCTAGTGGAATCGCTAGTGTCACTCGCGTAAGAACGTTCAGTGCGCTATCGACATTTGGCCTTGGAGGATTCATCCTTGGATCGAGTTACCTAGGACAGTCCAACTCCACTGGTATCGCAACTCTCGCGTTTGCAGCTAAGACCCTTGCCGCAAGATCGAGTGGAAGTTCTACTGGCATCGCGACGCTCGTTCGTAGTCGCGCATTCGCTGCGATCTCTACGGGCACATCTACCGGACAGGCGACCTGCTACCGCACTAGAACGTTCGCTGGTCGCTCTACCTCTACTAGCACTGGCGTTTGCTCTACGGGGCGTACACGCACGTTTGCGGCCATCTCTGTGGGAACATCTACAGGACGTGCCGCGCTCATTCGTACGCGAAGCTTCGCGGCGATTTCGATTGGCACATCTTCCGGCGTCTGCGGAATCAGACGCACCCGTGCACTATCGTGCATTTCGGTCAGTTCTTCTACCGGAATTGCATCCATTGTGCGCGTTCGTGCATTCGCTGCACGCTCGACAGGAAGCTCGACAGGTGTTTGGAATGGAACAGGAATCAAGCTTTTCGCTGCCCTGTCGTTCTCGACATCTACGGGAATCGCAAGTCTTGCACGGGCACGTTCACTTGCTGCCATCTCTGTAAACACATCTACGGGTGTAGCAAAGCTAGTACGGACACGCGCATTCGCATCCATGTCTGTCGGCATGTCTACCGGAGTGACGAAGCTGGTACGCACACGCGGAATGACGGCGTGCTCTGTCAACGTCTCTACCGGCATGGTCAAGCTGACGATCAAGCACGGACTCTTCGCCAACAGCACAAGCACATCTGGCGGAACGGCTCACTTCAATCGCACACGCAACCTACACGGATTCTCTACCAACACGTCCACCGGAGTAGCGTATCTCAGTTCCGAGAATATGTGGGGCGTTGTCACGATCTGGGACATTCTAGGATCGAGCGTCAACGTCTGGGATTCCGCCACAGTGACGGCACTCAGCGACATCTCTGATAGCACTACAGTCAGTGACACTTCTGACTCGACATCGGTAAACGACTCTAGTGCAAAGGCGCTAGTATTCGACGAATAGAAAGGGTAGAATAAACACATGCCATTTACAGCAAAGAGTTGGGTAGACGGAGTTTTCCCGAACGGGCTGCTTAACGCTGCCGCTATGATTGATATGGAAAACCGACTGTCTGCTTACAGTGATTCTGTAGTGCCAAGCTTGGCGATTCCTACTGATCTAGGTCTTCTAGGTATGTCACACGACACGGCTCCATCTTCTACGGGAACAGTGCTTCCTACAGCCGGTCTTGTAAATGTGACGAGAATTTATTTGCGCGCTTCTGTATCAATTACAAATGTTTGTTTGATCGTAGGAACAGCAGGCGTAACTCTAACAGCAGGTCAGAATTTCGCAGCACTGTTTCAGGGGACGACTCTATTGGGAGTGACAGCAGATCAAGCTACGAATTGGCAGAGCACAGGATACAAGGTGATGGCTCTAACGGGAGGGCCGTTTGTTGCTAGCGTCGGAAGTGTAGTAGTAGCTTGGTATGCAAATGGTTCTACGCTCCCAGGATTCATTAGAGGCGCATCTACCAGCAGCTACGTACTCAATTTTGGATTGAATGCCGCAAACTCACGGTATGGAACGGCTGATGCAGGACGAACCACAACAATGCCTTCTCCTCTTGGAACGATCACAGCCACAGGAACATCTTACTGGGCGGGAGTGTCGTGAGTTTTAGTGTTAAGAACTGGTTTAACGGGCAGACACTAGATGCAGCCGCAGTAATGGATCTAGAACAGCGTGTTACTGGCTACGCTGATTCCATTTCTTCTACCGTCATCGTTGTCCCTGTTACGGCCGATGGTGCTACTGATGTCAGTGGTACTATTCAAACCGTTCTAACTGGGCTTGCCTCGAACAGATCGAGAAGTTATGAAGTGGTCGTTGAACCCGTTTATCCAGCGACTCCGGGGGCACTGATCTATCTCAACAACAAGGTGCGTATTTCATCTAACTACACAAAGGTGAAATTTCGTGCACCCATTCTTTTGGGAACAGGATGCGATCCTGATGGCTTTGGATGTCTTAGTATGCGTGGAACTGTTACAAGTACAACCACTACTACTGCCGCAGTAAGAGGACAGAGCGTAATTGTGGTGGCAAGCGCCACGGGAATTGTGGCCGGAACCATGTTGAAGATCAATGATGCTGACACGTCTGGTGGCGCAACTGCCGGATACAAGAGTGAAGTAGCAGAAGTTGTTTACGTTTCTGGAACATCTGTTTATCTCGATCATCCTCTGCATCAGACCTATACTGGAACGATTACTGTCAGTCTGCTTGCGCCAATCACGGCGAGCGGATTTGAAGACGCCTACTGCACGTTTACAGGACAGCAGGCCGCGAGCGGATTGTTTCCCGCCAAGGCTCTTGTAACAAGATATTGCTACTATCGTAATGTTCATTTCAAGGGAACAACTACCGACTCTTGGAGTCGTGAAGCCTTGAACGTGCGCGACTCTTATCGTGCTCTGGTCGATCAATGCACCGCTTCAATGTCGTGGGACTACGGAGTAGCATCTACGTACAGTTACGGATTCTCAACTGATGGATCCACAGCGTGTCTTTACAGAGCTATTCATGTGAGCAATCTGCGCCACGGATTTACTTCCGACAAGGGTAGTGCTGGAATCATTTACTCTCAGTGCAGGAGCGATAACTCTCTTGCCAGCGGTTTTGATCTCCACGGTAACTGGACTAGAGATATCCTTTACGTCGGTTGTGTTGCCACCGCCAGCCCCGATACGCTAGCGTCTAATGACACCCAGCAGAATGGTTTTTTGGCAGGAAACACCACATTTATCAATGGAGTTCAATACATCACTTACAGCGGTTGTGTCGCACATAATTTTGGCCCTTACACAACTAACCTTTCGGCAAATGGCTCCGGGTTTGGCTTCGGAATCGTTGATGGATGTTCCAATATTGTCTACAATGGATGTAGAATCTACGATTCTCAGACAGGTATCAGCATCAAGTCCAATGTAGGTGCCCCGATTACAAACGTGGGTATTTACAATTGCGAATTCAACAACATGCAATCTAGTGATGCATCTGGTAGACCGCCAGTTCCAATCAGCGTGACGGCAGGAATTTCGCCAGGTGATGTCAACGGACTAGTGATTGATGGATGCAAGTTTGTAAACGGTGGTATTCTCACTAGCAGCGTTAGGGTTTACGGTACCTCTGGAAATACTCTTACAGATATCGTAGTGTCTAATTGTATTTGGAGCACGACTCAGGGTGTTAGTGGACAACATGCTCTCGATTGCAAGTACCTGGATCACTTGATCGTGAAGGGAAATATTTTCAACTACACAAGACGTGGAGTAAATCTGACTAGTTGTGTAGGCGCTCTTGTGGTGGACAACGTGTATAACAATCTCACCGAACCCGGTGAATGTATTCGCGACTCAGGCGGAAATACGAACATGATTTTTGCCAAGAACATCATTAACCCCGCTCCAACAGCACTAGGTACGGCGAGCACATCGACAGGTGCTTTCATTGATTTGACAAGTCCAGTTGGGGTTCCCGCAACAAGTCTTCCGACACTTCCCGCTGGTAGCATCGGTGTTCAAGCATGGGATACCACTGCCGGTAAGCCGGTATGGTGGAATGGAACAGCATGGGTAAGAGCAACAGTATCGTAGGAGGATAAATGGCAGCCGTACCAAAGACATATGACCCCGGAGATACGATCTCCATGAACGCTCTCTTCTTCAACAAGCAGGGAGTGAAGACTGACCCTACCTCCGTAGTGGTCAAGATCCGAAAGCCGGATGGGACTCAGGTTCAGTTCACGCCTACCCACACGACTACGGGAGCCTACAATTACGACTACGTGAGTTCTCTTAGCGACCCGGTTGGGCGCTGGGAGTATCGCTTCGAGGGCACGGGCACGGTGACGACCGCCGAAGAGGGAGCCTTCTTCTTGCGCCAGTCTGAGTTCACCTGATAGACTCCCAGGAATGGGATATTTCGACATCGAGGTAGGCACGCGCCTGCACCTATTCTCGACCCGTGATGACACTACCAAGTGGTACGGACAGTTGAAAGATATCTGTCGCGTACCCACAGCGGATGGCAAGGAGTTTCATCTGTGGGAGCCACAGAGAGATCCATCCACTCTCACTGTGCCTCGCGGAATGATTAAGCTCATCACAGGAGTCTTCGATGCGCATAGAGTTGACTATCGCATTGATGACAAGCGTCTAGAAGTTCTATGTGACGAGTACACTGAATTTCCCATTGACCTTCGCCCACATCAGATCCCTGCCGTGGAATCCATTCTCACGCAAGAACAGGGAATCGTGGTAGCTCCACCGGGTGCCGGTAAGACTGTCGCTGTACTAGAAGCGATCCGACAGAGTGGTCAGAGGGCACTCATCATCGTAGACAAGCTACAGATCATGGAACAGTGGAAGTCTAGATGCGAAGAGTTTCTAGGCTTTACTCCCTCATGCATCGGAGGCGGACTTGAGACTAACATCCACGCGCCAATCACCATCGGAATGCAGCAGACACTTGCACGACGCGCTGACACTGGGGACTATGGATTCGTTTGTCTTGACGAATGTCATCACGTCTCCGCAAACACCTACTTCTCGGTCTTTTCGCGATACCCTGCCAAGTATCGCATCGGTGTCTCTGCTACCCCCACCAGAGAAGACGGCCTAGAGAAGATGGCTCTGTTCGGCATTGGGCCGATTATCCATACCGTGACCGATGAAGAACTGACGGATGCTGACTTCATGGTTCGCCCGTACGTGGTGACAGTGAAGACAGGGTTCCGCCATCCATTCTGGTCGGATCACTTCGTAGAGACGAATCAAATCTGCCAGGTTCCAGGTTGCAAGAAGCTAGGACTCGCGCACGGCCACAGAAACAACTACGCCAAGGTGATCTCCGCGCTTGCCGAAGACAAGGCACGCAACAGCACCATCGCGCAGCTAGTTTACATCAACAAGGCACATGCAAATCTTGTTGTCTCCGACCGCTTGACACACTTGGACGCACTGCGCGATGAGATCATCGCAAAGGGTTTCGACCCCACTCGCGTCCACATGTTGACGGGGCGCGAGAACTCCGAAGAACGCGCTATGATTACTAGATACGCCGGGTACGGGGAATGCGTTATCCTCTCTACCATCGCCAAGGAGGCGCTCGATATTCCGAGGCTCGACCGGCTCTATCTCGCTTGGCCCGTCAAGAAGTCGCACATCCTAGAGCAGCAGATCGGCCGCATCACACGCGCCCATCCTGACAAGACCGAAGCCATTGCCTATGACTTCCAAGATCCGTCTTCTGTACTCGCCAATCAAGCTCGCCAAAGAAACACCTACTACTACAATAAGAAGCTAGACGTAAAGGAGTTGAACCCGTGACAGTTCCAACCGGAGTTAACGGTAAGCCGATGGCACTAGTCCGAAACGGCGCGACGGAGAAGATCCCGACCGTGCAGTTCGGCAACGTAGACATTGGCCCAGCGTACGTAGAGAAGTACGTCGAGGATGAGCCGCAGGCCATCGTCAATGGTCTACTGGAATGCTTCCAGGCATCGCAGAAGGTGCTAGGCGGTATTCGTGAGGCCCTACTGGAAGAGATCAAGACCGCCGGAATTCGATAAGCGTGGATTGGGAAAAGAAGCTCATCTCCCGAGTCGCACGCGACGGTACGATTGCCGAGCTAATCGGACTTGGCATCGAAGACTCTCATTTCAATCGAAACCCTGAGGGTAAGCCGGGACAGGCGGCTGAGGTATTCGCCACAATGGTCGGGCACCTAGGCGACTACAATGGGGCACCATCGTTCGAGGTTGTGCAGGAAAAGCATCCCGGCTATGACTTCGAGGATCCAAAGGACAATCTTCGATACATCGTGGATATGTTCCTTCGAGGCGTGAAGTATCGAGAGACGGTAAGAGTGCTGAGTGGCATTGCTGCCAATCTCGATGGGCCAGGTTCCGACAAGTACCTCGATGCGATTGACGCGCATCTGCTAGCAGCTACGCAAGAGCTTAGCAACAGCATCCCGAAGATGCACGTAGAGAGATTCAGCAACATGCAGACACGAATCGCTGAGTACGAAGCTGTCAAGACTTTCGGCCTAGACAAGCCCGGTATTCAGTACCCCTTCCCTGAGGCTAACGCTCTCACGCAAGGCATCATGGAACATGAGTTCGTGACAATCGCAGGCTGGTCTGGACTAGGAAAGTCTTTCCTAGGACTACTCATCTGTTTCCACGCATACCTACAGGGCAAGACTCCCATGATTGTTTCCCTTGAGATGGGAGCGGACGCACTGAATCGTCGCCTAGATGTGATGGCTACGAACATCTCTGCCAACGCGCTCAAGGCAATCGAGCTAGAGGAAGGCGACCTTGAGAAGTGGAAGCAAATCGCTGAGAAGGTGGAAGCCGGACGAAAGAGTCACGACATCATCATCCTCGATCAGCTAAGCCGTTGCAACGCAAGCACGGTCTACGCCGAGACGATCAAGTACAACCCTGACCTAGTGCTAGTGGATTACATCTCTCTCATGGATCCCGAGTCGGGCTTCAAGGGACAGAATTGGGAGAAGGTCACTGACCTGACACGTCGCCTCAAGTCGCAGGCCCGTGCTCTCGGAATCCCTGTCATCGGAATCGCACAGACCAACATCGCGTCCGCCAAGGAGGGAGCGCAGGGAGACAATGTTGCTTACTCGCGCTCGATCTTCCAGGACTCTGATGTGATGTGGGGACTACACGCCGACGATGAGATGAAGGCCAACAAGCGGATGCAGCTACGTCTTCTCAAGAACCGTGAGGGACAGACTGCGGAAATCGAACTGTACTGGAATCCGGACACCGGAATCTTCCGCAAGTTCAATCCGATGAAGGACTTTCTGACTAGCAATGTGGCACCAGTTCCAGTACCATAAGGGTACTAGAAAACTAACACAGAGAAACAGTTGAACAGTCGAGAAGTAGTCATCAATATCGCGGACGTTCTGAACGATCTGGGGGTGCGCAACGTGCGTGCCGCCGGAATCGAGACGAACTATTCCTGCCCCGGCCCGAGTCATTCCTTCGGGGATCACAGGCCGTCCGGGTACATGCGTGGAACTTACCCCTATCCCTACATCTGTTTCGGTTGTGGCATGCAGGGAACACTTGTCGATTTCGTGGCTACCTTCAATGGTGTCAATCGAGCCGAGGCATGGAGATGGCTAGGGGAAACGTGTGGCTTCGATGTCACGTATGATCCTGCGGATTCTGTCACTGATATCCTCAATCGAATCCTAGGCCCTAAGTCCCCGCCGAAGATGAAGAATGAATCCAACCCTCCCATCAAGTCATGGAAGGGAATGCTTCCGCTCACTAAGGTAGACGCTGGACTTGAGTACATGTTGCAGCGTGGTCTTAGCATGGGGAGTATCGAGGCGGCAGGACTACAGTGGGATCCCCTCACTGGGAGGGTGGCGATCCCATACCTCTCGAATAAGGGGGACTTGGTAGGGTTCAAGGCCCGAGACATCACGGGTGCCCACCCCGCCAAGTATCTTGTGCTGGGAGATCGCGACAAGGATCCCCCGACCTACGGCTTCAAGCCTTTCAACACTAGCCTTGAGTTGTACGGTCACAATGAGGTTCTAAATGGGCCGCGAATTCCGGGGCCGATGACGAAGACTCACTACCTCACCATCGTGGTAGTGGAGGGAGAACTGAATCGCATCAAGGTCAAGCAAGCAGGAGTTCAGAACGTAGTGGGTTTGCCTACTGCCGCAATGTCTATGTTTCAGGCGGCAATGCTTCGCCAATACTACGAAGAAGTGATTCTCTATCTTGACTGTGATGACGCGGGAAACCGTGGAGTCATCACTGCGGAATCCATGCTTGGAAATGCATGCAAGGTACTAGTAGTGCCACGGCATGACAGAGATCCAATGGATTCCGAGCATGACGAAATTGTATGGAACATCGAAAAAGCAACATCAACACTAACAGCAAAGCTAACAGGAGGAATGTAAAGTGGCAGGGTTCGAGAGTTTTCAGAAGGCAGCAGCACAGGCGCAGGAGCGAAAGGCCGCGTTCGGTGAGGGCTTCGTCAAGTTCGCGAGGTTCCAGCCGAACCACCCGTACACCGTCCGTTTCTTGGAACAGGGTGACGATGTGCAGTGGGCGTACGTGCATGAGATCCCCGCACTTCCCGGCAAGGTAGCCAAGGTCACTCCGTGTCTCAACCAGGATGACGCTGGCATTCCGTGCTACGGATGCGAGCAGGGCGCGAAGCGTCTCATCAAGGGATGGATCAATCTCATCATGCGTGACGCGCCGGTCTACCTGAGTGACAACAATGGCGTGCCGGTCAAGGATCCGATCACGTCTCAGTACAAGATCATCGGCACGTCCGATCAGGTTCAGGTGTGGAACAGTGGCACGACACTCTTCTCCACGCTCGCGCAGAAGGATCGCGCCTTCAAGGGACTGATGTCCCGTGACTTCACCGTGGTTCGCACCGGCCAGGGATTCGACACGAACTACGCCATCGACCCGGCTGACCCGGACGGTGGCCCGCAGGCAATGTCCGAGGACGACCGTAAGCTCGCGGCCGAGAAGTTCAATGTCCGCAAGTTCACGATCCCGGAGACGTACGATGTGCAGAAGCAGCTACTACAGGGCGTTCCGCTCGCACAGATCAAGCGCAGTGAGGATGCCGTAGCTGCCGCAGCTAGCAGCAACGTGCTGGGCGACAGCAACGCATTCGACCGCGCATTCGCCAAGATGCAGGAGGCGTCTGCCTAAGTGGATATGCAGGGTTCCGACAAGGGTAGTGGCGGAATCGTGGATCTCGTAACCGTTCCGGGACGTATGTTCCGGGGCGGTTGCGCGCTCCCACTCGACCTGGGGATTGCCCCTGATATGGTGGAGCGTCCGCCGCACTACAATACCGGCAACATCGAAGTCCTAGACTTCATCCTCGATCAGAAGCTTGGATACCTAGAGGGCAATGTCGTCAAGTACATCTGCCGCGCCAAGCACAAGGGCAATGAGCTACAGGACTTGAAGAAGGCCGCATACTATCTCAATAAGCGAATCGAGGAACTAAGTGGCAGCAGCGAATGAGCAGGAGAAGATCCTAGACGCACTACAGGATCTACTTGTCAAGGATGGCGACATTATGACGTGCTACGCCGTGTGCTATGAAGCACAGTCCGCAGAGGGCGACACGTACATGGGCTACTGGCACGGGCCGAAGGGCATCCCACCGTGGAGAAGCCGAGGCTTGCATCACCAGACGCTTGCCTACATGGACGCCGAGATCACGCACGCTGAGCTACATTCGTGCGAAGAGGATGAAGACGATGACGAAGTATGACCTTGCTGACATCGCGAACGCACTAGAGAACATCGCCAAGGCAGTTCAAAATCTAGCTGAGGCGCAGTTCACGGCGAACGAGATTGAAGCCAGAAAGAATGGCATGGCGTTCAAAAGGAACGCGATCTAGTATGGGATTCGTCCATCTCCACAGACATTCCGAATACAGCACGCTCGACGGCCTAGGCTCCGCAGAAGATTACGCGAAGCGGGCTTCCGAGCTAGGTCAGCATGCTCTCGCATTGACTGACCACGGGAACATGTGTGGAGCACTGGAACATATCAAGGCGTGCGAGAAGTATGGCCTCCATCCCATCGTAGGGATGGAGGCTTACTTCCGTGCAGATCGTCATGCTCCGGGTGGTGATGACACTAAGCGTTACCACATGGTCTTGCTCGCGTCTGGTCTACAGGGTTACAAGTCTCTCATGCGTATCTCTTCTCAGGCGCATGCCGATGGCTGGTACAATAATCCCTGCATTGACTATGAATTGCTAGAGCTACACAGCGAAGGACTCATTGCTACTACGGCTTGCGTCGCTGGTTATGCTGCATCTCATCTGCTAAAGGATGACGACAAGGCGTGCGACATTCACATGACTCGCATGCAGAAGATTTTCAGAGACAATCTCTACGTGGAGATTCAACCCGCTGGATTCGAGGATCAGCTTTTCGCCAATCGAAGACTGATCGGGCTAGCCAACAGATTCAGTCTTCCAATCGTGGCGACCGTGGACGCTCACTACGTGAACGAAGACGAGTCTGACACGCACGATGCGTTGTGGCTTATGAGCACTCAGAGCAGCTACCAGGAACGCGCCATCAAGCAGGCGCAGTATGACGAGAAGCCTTTGGAGTTCAAGGAGCCAATCGACTTCCGAGATTCCAAGCTCTTCCTGATGGACGAACAGCGCGTACGTGACGAGTTCTCCATGAATCACGTCACGATCTCGCAGAACGTGATCGACACGGCTATCCGAAACACTGAGCTACTAGCCGAGTCGGTAGATCCGTTCGTGCTCAACCGTAGCCTCAAGCTGCCACGCATCAAGCGCGAGAAGTCTGCCGAGCAGATCCTTCGCGAGTGGTGCCATGAAGGCATGGTACGGATCGGCAAAGAGGGAGATCGAGAATACGATGAGCGCATGGCTTATGAGCTAAATGTGCTTACTGACAAGGACGTGCTCGACTACTTCGTGATCTTCGGGGAGATCGTTCGCTGGGCGAAGGACAACGGAATCAGAGTCGCGCCGGGAAGAGGATCCGCCGCAGGTTGTCTTGTCTCTTACCTCTGTCGAATCACGTCGGTAGATCCAATCGCCTACGGTCTACTCTTCGAGCGATTCCTGAACCCCGAGCGCAAGGGCATGCCGGATATCGACATCGACTTTCAGAGCACCATGCGCCAGCACGTTCGCGATGTCTTCGCTGACATCCACGGCCATGAGAATGTCTCTGACATCGTGGCCCATCAGACGTTCAAGGCGAAGAGTGCGATTGGCAGTGCGGCCCGTGTACTGAATGTGGAGCTAGGAGAAGTCAAGGCAGCACTGGCGGGCATCGCTGACAATGAAACGGCGACGCTGGAAGAGCTACTAAAGACTCACAAGGCGCTCACAGATTTTCGTGTGCGTCATCCTGATGTAGTGAAGCACGCGCTTCGACTAGAGGGACAGGTCAAGGCACGTTCCAAGCACGCCGCCGGAGTTGTCATCACGGAAGGGCCGGTGACGGAGTACATGCCGACGATGAGAGCGCGTAAGGACGCGCCAATCGTGACGGCCTACTCCGACAAGCCTAGTTCTCCCATCATTTCTGAGTACGGGCTACTCAAGGCCGACTTCCTGAGCACGACCGACCTTGACATTCAGGATTTCGCCGTGAAGCATCTTGCAAAGCAGGGCATCACGGTTGACCTTGACAATCTCGCAGTCATGCGTGATCCCTATGCCACAGATCAGAAGACGATGGATCTCTTCTGCGCAGGACACACGTTCGGACTCTTCCAGTTCGGTGGTAGCGCAGGCATCACCGGCATGATGAAGAAGATGAAGCCGAAGAACATCCATGATCTAGCAGCCGTCAATGCTCTCTACCGTCCGGGTGCTCTAGACGGTGGCGTGACGGATGATTACTTCGCGCGCCGAGCAGATCCTAGCCTCATTGAGTATTGGCATCCCTCCGTAGAACCGTTCCTTAAGCACACGCTGGGCGTGATGATCTACCAGGAACAGCTAATGCAGGTAGTGCAAGCAATCGGTGGCTTCACCAAGTCTCAGGCTGACGATATGCGTAAGGCCACAGGAAAGCTTTACCGTCTCGGCAAGGAAGAGGCGAGAGAGTTCATGCAGCAGTATCACTCGCAGTGGGAGAAGGGCACAGCCGAGGCGGGAATCGGGATTCAGGAGTCGGAGGACATCTGGCAGAAGATTCTCGCGTTCGGTGGCTATTCCTTCAACGCTTCGCACTCCGTGTGCTACTCGCTAGAGGCGTACCAGGGCGCGTACATCAAGGCGAACTACCCTGCCGTCTTCTACGCTTCGATCATGGCGGCTGACCCTGACAAGACGACACAGGCTGTGCGTGAGGCAATCGCACGCGGAGCTACGATGGTCGGGCCGTGCGTGAACACGTCTGACTTGCAGATGTCTCTCTCTGACCAGGGCATTCAGGTGGGACTCATCTCGATCAAGGATGTGGGTGACGTAGCAGCCCGAGAGATCATGGAGAAGCGTCCCTTCGCTGACTACGATGATTTCGAGAAGCGCATTGAGAAGCGCCGTTGCAACGTCAAGGTCAAGCGTGCTCTCTTCGAGGCGGGCGCTCTCGATTGCCTAGGGGCACTACCGTTTACGCACATTGACCAGGATGCGGAAGAGCGTGATCGACTAGGATTTAGTCTCACGAATAACAAGGTGACACTTTACGGAGACGCGCTTTCGGAGAACATCGACTTGGATCTAGTCGAGCGAGCACAGCCGGGAGATTACGTAGTCGTGGGTGGTGAAGTGGTAGAGATCAAGGAGAAGATTGACAAGCGCGGAAGACGTATGTGTTGGATCACATTGGCACATGGAGCGGATTCGTGGCGGATCACCGTCTTCTCTTCGATGATGGAAAACAATGAGTCAATGCTTGCTATGGGAGAAGTGTTGCTCGCAAGTGTCAAGGTGGATGATCGCGGAGGTTTCGTACTGAACGCGATGGGCCGCGTAGAGGACTACATGAATGCGGAGGAAGCATGAACGAAGATGATCTAGAACGCACACTGAGAGAGATCGGCAAGAGATATCCCGGAAGCATCGGTGCTGATTACGACCGCAACCCTCCCCGAATCAGCACTGGCTCTTATGAGCTAGACCGTGCGACGGGTGGAGGCGTACCGATTGGTCGTTTCTCTCGATTTTGGGGCGGCTACAGTTCCGGTAAGAGCTTGACGTGCTGGAACGTCGTGCGCAACGCACAGGAGATGGGACTAGGCCCCGTTGTCTATTACAACATCGAGAAGCAGTACCATCCGAAGTTCGTAGAGAGCCTAGGAGTCAAGACTGGCCCGAAGGATCTCATCGTGGTAGAGGGAACCATCGTGGAAGAAGTAGGAGCGAAGCTAGAAGCATTGCTTGGTGGCGTTCGCGTACACATTCTCGATTCTCTCGGCAGTGCGATCTCGATTGACGAGCTATCGACACCGCTAGAGAATAACCCTGCGATGGCACTCAAGGCACGGGCATGGGGACGCGCACTACAGAAGGCGCTAGAGCGCATGGCTCCCGAGAACGCCATCATCATGGTAGACCAGGCCCGAGATGTGATCGGCTACGGTGGCGGCGAGCATCCGCCGAACGGAAGATTCGTGGAGCACACGTCTAGCCTCACAGTTCACTTCCGCCGTGGCAAGTGGCTCTTCCGCGACAAGGATGGATTCCTTGACGATGAGGGCAAGAACACGGAGACACTATCCGGTCAGACTGAGGCACACGGAGTGGCAATTCAGGCGAAGGTCACGAAGACTCGCGTGTGTCAACCGCACCGCACTGCTACCATGTACCTCGACTATGGTACGATGCAGTTCGATCAGATTTCCGAGCTAACGAAGGCAGCTACGTTCTTCAAGTGCCTAGACGAGACAAGCCCCGGTAGGTTTGTCACAGCGGATGGGCGCAAGCTGCACGGCAAGAAGCAAGTCCGTGAGTTCCTAGCATCTGACGAGGAATTCCGCAACCTAGTGATCGACAAGATCAAGGAAGACTATTAAGATGACAGAGGTAATCACAGGCACAGTGCGCAAGGTGGAATCAAATGGAGATGTCAATGCGGAAACTAACCGTGGATCCGTGCTGATTCCGAGCATGAAGCGAAAGCCAAAGGTGGGCGATCAGATCACCATTGCTGTGGCGACATACGATCCGCCGCCAAGCGCAGCAAAGCCAAGCAGACGAAAGATTGACCCCAACGTAGAGAAGGGAAGACCGTCGATTCCTGGCGGCAAGTAGATGAATCCAAAGCGCGACGAAACCGAAGCTCGAATCGTCTCCCTCTTTGCTCCGGCAACAGAGGGGACACCCGACATCACACCGCAAGAGAAGGCAGATCAGCTTGAAGACCTACTCCGAATGGCTGACCTACTTGGCCCTAGCAACAACCAGAATGGAACTGGTAAGAAGAACCCCTCCAAGGAGGTAAGGGCCGAACGCCGCCGAAAGAAGCTTGCCCGCAAGGCGAATCGCTATGGACGCTAGAGAAGAAAAGCTACTAGCCCTAGCAGCCAGCTACATTCGAGCACAGGACGAGGTTATCGACGGACTCATTGAGTGCATCGCACTCGAAGATTCTCAAGAGCGAATCGACGTTGCCAATAAGTTGATCGTGGCATTCAACGCTGAGAAGGTTCGGCGTAGCTACATTGACGAACACGGCATGCTGCGAGTGAATCTAGATGCCTAATCCTCGCGAAGAAGGTCTGCGCTGGGAACAGATTTGGAGTGAATCCGTCGATGGTGATGTCACTCCGGGTAGTGGCAATCAGTGGCACTCAAAGCTAGACGTTCGTGGCAAGAAGATCACATGGTCTAACAAGTGGACGGCACAGAGCACTTTTACCGTCACTGACGCGCTAATCGAGGAATTCGTCGCGGCTACCTCCGGGCCGGGGTCTTCGGGATCTGATAGAATGGGTGCTCTCGCCGTCCGCATGGCGCATAACGACTTCATCATCATGCGGGCGGGAGACTTCCTCGATCTCATGCGTGAAGAGCCAATCATCCCATCCGTCAAGGCAGACCAGAGACGTGCCGCTGCGCGCGTGCCACAACTGTTTAGAGAGAGCAGTGACTTTTGAGTGACGACTTCGTAATCGAGATGACTCCCGTGGAAGAGATTCCGCCGGAGAACGAAACCATCGCCAAGGCTAGCTGGATTCCCACAGAGGATGAGCTAATCAACATCCGCAATCAGTGGCGTACTCAGGGCGGATCGGGTGGCCCGCATGCTGGCAGCCGTTCGTGCTCAAAGTGTGGCAACTGGGCTTACTGCTACGGTTCCTCATACGAGAAGCAAATCTGCCTACCGTGCTTTACTGAGAAGATGCGCCCGAAGCGCAAGTATACAAGAAAGAACTAGATGTATGACATCGTTCTAGCAGATCCCCCGTGGCCTTACTACGGAAGTACCACTAAGGATGCGGCAGCAGGCAAGCACTACGATCTAATGTCGTGGACTGATCTCGAAGAGATGCCGGTGCGAGAGATTGCCAACACTCCCTCTGCACTATTCATGTGGGCGACAGGCCCACTCTTGCACAAGCAGATCGAACTCATTCGGACGTGGGGTTTTCACTACAGAGGCGTAGCTTTTGTGTGGGTAAAGACGAGACGCGATGGTGGCATCATTTCGGGGCAGGGAGTTCCACCTACCTTTGTCAAGCCGACCACAGAGTTTCTACTAGTAGGAACTACATGCAAGACAGGTAGACCGTTTCCGATTCTTGATTCAGCGATGGGTCAGGTAGTTCTCGCGCCGAGAGAAGCACACTCGGCTAAGCCCGAAGAGTTTCAGGATCGCATCGACAAGATTTGTGGAGATCGCCCTAAGCTAGAACTGTTTGCTAGACGCAAGCGGGAAGGTTGGGACGCTTCCGGACTAGAGTTGAACGGAATGGATTACAGAAATGGAAAGCTGTGCTGAGTCACATCGAACTACTACAGCGGTTGAATCTGGTTCCCATTGCTGAGCCTATGGCTAAGCGTGCCTATGAGATGCGCGAACAGCGCCTATGGGAACAGGATCTAGATTCGTCCCCTCACGGGCAGCCGTGGCATACAAGCTTCCATGCTTCCAGCTTCCCCGGTGACTCTGAGCGTCCGTGTGCTCGCAAGGCTCTGTACGGCCTTCTAAACCTCCCGTCCTCCAAGCCGGGGGATCAGTTCCTCCGAGCGATTGGAGACGCTGGTAAGGCGATTGAGGATGAGTACACGTCAAGGTGGGAAGAGGCAGGCATGTTGCTGTCCGCTCCACCCACTTCTAAGTACCAGACGGGGTTCTCTGAACCGCGCTATTGGCTGAGCGGAAACCTTGACGCTGTGATTCGACCGCCGGGTTGGAATCGTGGTCACGTCGTGGATCTCAAGTCCAAGGATCACGATGTGGTAGACGCCATGAAGCGTGGTCAGAAGCAATACGAGATGAACCACTACTACCAGGTTCAGACTTACCTCGGATGCCTTCGCACCGCCTACCTCGATATGTACCGTGACTGGGCGCGTCGAAGAATCACTCACAATGGTATCCTACGAATTGTTGCAACCGATGAGATGTGCGACACGTATCTCTACGATCAGGGATTGGGTGCGCCACCTGATTCTTGCTCGATTCTGTACGTCTCGCGTAATCGCCCTCGACACACTCACGAATTTGTCTTCCAGTTCGATAGGGATGCGTGGATCAAGGGCACAGACTTGCTCTATGAGTGGAAGCACAAGTTCATGCGCGATGAGCTTCCGGCTCGACCGAAGGATTGGCGCTGGCTTGAACAGCCGTGCCAGTATTGCGCCGTGAAGAAGCTCTGCAAGGCAGACGACAAGGCCGGAGTAACCAAGATCAGTGAGTCGGGAGCAATCCCGTACGCTAAGCTAGTTCGCCCGAGCTATGATTTCGATGCGACGGTAGAAGCCGTCCTAGATAGGTGGAGAGATAGTGACACAGACATCCCTTCTCGCTGAACAGGCGAGACAGATCGTAAACATCTTCGATGAGGCAGGGAATTACGAACACCCTCTGCCCGTCACGGATGCTGAGTACATCGTCGCAGCGGCAGAGATCGTGGGTGCTGCACAGCGTGCGCGTAACGTCGGCAAGAACGGTGTAGTGGTCAACACTATCCTGAACATCGCAGACGGACACACTTTTATCGCTCCCGCCCCGGAAGATCCGCCGTGGGATGAGAACGATTTGACAAACGTGGTACCTCCGGATACTACTAAGGATGTAGCACCCACCGCTACTGCCACGGATGTTCCCACAACTGAACCAATTGCAGCAGAGGAAGACACGGCCGCTGCAAGCACTGACGCCACACCCTTGGAGAGCGATCAGGAGAAGGAGTCTTCCTCACCACTACCCGCACTGCCACGCGATTTCTCGCTACTGGGAGATCAGGAGCTACGTTCGTGGCACGCGCGCCTACATGCTGACTACGCACAGGTAGTCCATGAGCTAGGCATCGAAGAGGCTGACTACGAATCGGCACAGGTCAATCTCGCGCAGGTCACGAAGATCGAGATGTCCAAGGTGACTTCCGACAAGGTGACTGATCGCCGTGAGAAGGCAGCAGTGACACCCGAAGTCATGGACTGGACTGATAAGATGAACACGCATCACAGGAAGGTCATCCTGTATCGCGCCTATGAGAAGATCATCGACCGTCAGATCACCGGCCTCTCTCGCGAGTTCAGTATGCGCTCTGCGGAGAGAACCAATACCCCGTCCTAATCAATGTCCAGAGTGCAAGGGGGATACAATCCGGGTGCGGTACGATCAATTCTGGAACCTATGGAAGTGCAAATGTCTGATATGCTTCCTGAGATGGAACCAAAAATGACAGCAGTAAGCTTCACGGTCTTCGGACTGTCCGCTCCCGCAGGCTCTAAGACATCGGGAGTGTCTAACAAGGGAGTTCGCTTCGTGCGTGACTCCAATCCCCGTAGCGCGCAGTGGAAGACTGACGTGGCGCAGGCCGCTGGGAAGTTCATGGGCGAGATGCCGCCCTTGGAAGGCCCGCTTGTGCTAGAGCTAGACTTCTACCGCCCGCGCCCGAAGTCGCACTTCAAGGCAGATGGGTATACACTGTCCGCAACGGGGCGGAAGATGCCGTACCCAACCGGCCGTCCCGATTCGACCAAGCTAACCCGAGCAGTGGAAGATGCCATGACTGGAATCGTCTACCGCGATGACAGTCAGATCGTGCATCAGGTCATCACCAAGAAGTTCGGAACATCCCGAGTGGAAGTAAAGGTAACACCCGTTGACGAGTATTGAATCGCTCTACGATCCAATTGACGATCCTGCCGCGCAGCCTAAGCTAGTAGTAAACACTGAGGATCTTGCGAGAGTAGTCAAGAGATTCGTAGCAGCGCACGATCAAGACCACATTCCTAGTACATCCGGAAACCCCATGACCAATCTCTGCGGAAGAGAGTATGTGTCCATGAAGTCCGGAGTGAATGACAACAAGGTGCGCGACATCATGCGCTGTCGCAGTAACTTCACGTCGTTTGAGGTAGCAGACAAGATTCTCTGTGCCATTGGTAGACAAGATACATTCCACACCGACGTACGTGTGATCGAGGCTTAGGCACTTCTGTCATTAGCACTTCTGCCTAGAGAAGTTTTCGGCGTACCTGTGATACTCAGGTCATGCCGAAGGAATACACAGAAGAGGAACGTCTACGGCGTTCTGAGCTAGCTAAGTCTCTCCATGAGAAGGGTGTGTTTGGTGGCGCGCAGCCTGGGGCTGGGCGTCCGCCTGTCAAGAAGCGTGCGATGGCTCTCGTTGCCGAAGAGGCAGAGAAGAACGCGAAGCAAATCGTAGAAGCATTCAAGGCAGGAATTGATCCTTCGCAGCCTGCCACCGTGCGTGTCAACTCCGCACGCGAGTGGCTACAGGTTGAGCGCCATGAGACTGAACTACAGATCAAGGAGGGCGCGCAGCTTGATGAAATGTCCGCCAAGGATCTGTATGACTTGATTCGTGCCAAGATGGGACGGCTAGCTGCCAGCGGTCAGACGTTTGACCATGAGGGCAACGCCGAAGAAGAGGTACTTGAGCTACCGGAGGCTGAGGACATTGGCTAATCCGCTAGAAGATCGCCTCAAGCATCTCTCGAAGCCCGAGCTACTAGCACTCGCCAAGGAGCTAGAGGCATACGAATCCAAGATGAACTTGAAGGGGCCGCAGACTGATGACGACTTGCACAAGTGGATCCTCGACACTTTCGATATCGATATCCCCCGTGTGGCGGTATGTGCTGGTCACGTCGCCCCTTTCACATTCTTGGCTGACCTATATTTCGTGCGAACCACCGCCGCGCTTGCTCTGGCGAACCGGGGCGGGGCAAAGACTTTCATGGTTGCAATGCTTCACCGCTGCAATGCTGAGTTCAAGCAGAACGTCACATCCCTGACGGGCGGCGCGACAGAAGCACAGTCTAAGCGTTGCTTTGACCACCTTGACGGACTGATCCGCATGAAGGGTGAGAGTAGCATCGTGTCCAAGAAGGTCACACAGATCGTGTGGCGCAACGGATGCAAGACAGAGATCGTAGCTGGAACGAAGGCAGCCTTCAATGGCCCGCACCCCAATATCGTTCACGTCGATGAGCAGGAGCTTATGGATCCTGAGGCATTTCAGGAGTCCCGTAACTGTGCGCAGACATCAACACGGGGTGGAGTGGTCATTCCAGCACAGAACATCATCACGTCCACGCGCAAGGGTTCCGTTGGCCCGATGCAGGATCTACTCAACGCGATCTATGACGCCAAGCAGGCAGGAACGAAGCCGCCATACGATCTCTACACTTGGTGCATCTTCGAGGTAGCGAAGCCCAACAAGGGATGTCAAATCGCTGACCCGATTTGTGGTGACTGCGAGTGCGACAAGATTTCCAAGGGTGAGTGGGACGATGGCAGCACGCGCTACCTCAAGGATGTGTGCCAGGGACGCTTCGCCAAGAGTTCCGGGTGGATCGTATGGAACGATGTCGTGTCCCTCTTCACTCAGAACCCGCGCTCGACGTGGGAAGCGCAGCAGCAGTGCAGCCGTCCCGTAACTGACAATATCGTTCTGCCACAGTTTTCGCTTGAGCGTTGTGGCATTCAGGACTTCACGCCGGATCCTGAGAACGGGCCGATCTACCAGGGCATCGACTTCGGATCTACCAACCCGAACGCCGTGCTGTGGTGGCAGGTTCTTCGATTCGATGTCGCCGCCAAGGGATACGGAGGCCAGGACATCATTCTCAAGGAGGGCAGTCGCGTAGCCTTCGGTGAGTTTTACAAGGCCGAGATCCCGAACACGGTGCTGGCGGACACGATCTTGCTCAAGGAACAGATTTGGACACAGCAGTATCCAAAGTTCCGCGTTGCCGGTCGCTTCGCTGACCCGCAGGGCGCGCAGGCTCGACTTGACCTAGCCTCTCACACTCCACCGATCCGCACAACGTGGCACACGTCCCGTGACGTGGTGGATCAGATCAAGATTTGCAAGGAGTTGATCGAGGACAACAAGTTCTACGTGGACTTCAAGCAGTGCCCGATGATGGTGGAAGAGATCGGTTTCTGGCACTACGCTAAGCCGCGTGCTGGATTCATCAACCCACATCCCGAGAAGCCTGTCGATGACTTCGACCATGCGATGTCTGCCATGAGATATTGCCTTGCCAACGTGGCAAAGCTGGAAGGTTCGCGCCGCAAGGGAGACTTGCCTTCGACAGTCCGCGTCAATCAGGAGACACAGAAGAATCTCAGTGATATCCGTTCCCGTCTACCAGGATCTAGCGCAATCGCCAACACTGAGAAGTGGCGCGCTGGTCTAGGAAGCCCAGTAGGAAGTGATCCGTTTGGCCGTTAACGATGGAAATATGGACGCGGCACGCCGCGCCAAGCTAGCCAAGATGCTACTGGTAGACAAGGGGCCGAGCGTTCGCGAGCAGTCCGGCTTCGTCAACTGGGGTCAGATGTCTGCGCACCTAGGGCAGCCGTTTGACACTACTCACATTCCGCTCAACAAGCTACGGCAGATGCGTCGTGATCCGATGATCGCTTTCGGATTGCAGTTCGTGAAGTTGCCACTTGTGCGTGCTCCGTGGTTCATTGACTGCGAGGATCAGCAGATTGCTGCCTTCGTGAAGGAGAGTCTTGGACTCATCTTCGAGGACTTGATGATGAAGTATAGCCTCAAGTACGACTACGGTTTCCAGGCCATCGTGAAGAACTTCGCACAGCAGCCTGTGGATTGGACGTACACTGACACGTCTGATCCAAACAACCCCGTGTCTAAGCCTGTATGGACATCGACAGTAGACCCGATCATTTGGAAGCCGTTCACTTCCGTTCCGCCCGAGCTAGCATATCCCGAGTGGGATGACGCCACGGGTGAGTTCGATGGATTCACGCGCGGTACAATGGCAGTTCCGGGTGCTGCCACACAAAAGAATCGACCAGACCGTGTAGACGTAGAGCATGCTCTATGGGTGACGAATGAGAAGGCGTCCATGCACGGTTCCATCTGGGGCTATCCGCGCATCGGGTACGCCTACCGTTACTGGTGGTCTTACTGGTACGGATGGGCGCTTAGAGATCGCTACATGGAGCGTAGCTCCGACCCCAGCACTATTGTGCGTTACCCCGACGACGTACTGATTGACGACCAGACTGGACAGCCGGTAGACCTTCGCTCTATCGCGCAGTCGCTAGGTATGGACGTGCGTGCCGGTCACACGATCACGCTTCCGAACACTCTCATCCGTGGTGACGACGGCAAGGTGACACAGATCCCTGAGTGGAGCATTGAGTACCTACAGCCGCCGGGAAATGTGGCGTCCGAGTTCCAGACACAGTTCGATTACCTAGACGTGATGAAGCTTCGTTCGATCCTAGTCCCTGAGCAGGCGCTAATCCAGGGATCCGGTGGAGCGAACAGTTCCGGTGTCGCTGAGCAGCTAGCCGACTTCTTCACTGAGGCACAGGCCACAGAGATGGTCGAGTTCGCGGATATGATTAACCGCTACATGATCCCACAGCTTGTCGCTGTCAACTTCCCGACTTACAAGGGGAAGTGCAGATGGGTGAGCCGTGGATTCTCTAGCGCAGATCACAGCCTAGTGATGCAGCTACTAACGCTTGTTGGACAGGCAGATCCGAACGCGCTTGAGGTTGACGTGCGTGAGCTTATGCAGCAGATGAGCGTGCCGGTGAAGACTCCCGAGCAGGTCAAGGCCGAGAAGGATCAGGAGATCAAGGATCAGCAGCAGCAGCTTGATATGCAGACACAGCAGCAGATCACGCTTGCCAAGGCTACGGCGCAGCTACAGCCAGGAACAGGCCCAACAAGCGCGAGTGCTGGCCCGCAGGTAGTTCCGAACACCGGAGGAACGAACGACAAGGCACCGGCTAAGAAGCCACCGGGAACTACGCGAGGCCCACAGAACACTGACTGGCAGCAGTTCCAGTTCTCTGAGGACGAGTATCCTCTTGGCCCGTTCGCTGAGAAGATCAAGGATCTACGCTACTACAAGGACGATGACGCCGCACTCAAGGCAGCTTCGTTCATCCGCGATACGTGGGCCGGAGCATTCGCTGAATACTACGCCATGATCGCAGACCACGTTGCTGGACTGAATCTCTCTGACGACCCAATCAAGGAGGATCCTGCGCATGTACTTATCAACGCCACTATTGCCGCCGCAGAAGCGATCTTCAAGGCGGCGGTTGCCAAGAGTGTCAAGGCGTATCAGACGATTGCGTCTTCCGCTGCGAAGAAGGAGATGAAGGAGCTAAAGCTTGACATCGACTGGAAGATGGACAACAGCGATGTTCGTAGCTGGATGGCTCTGCACGGAGCACAGCTAGTACGTCACGTCACTGACAGCACGCGCAATGAATTGCAGGTATTCCTAGGCAATCAGCTAGCTACTGACAAGACGCCGCTGGAAATCTCCAAGGCTATTGATGAGAACTTCTCCCAGTGGCCGGACTGGAAGGCTGAGCGTCTTGCCCGCAGTGAGGCTAGAGATGCCTACAATGCTGGTACACTATTGGCAGCACAGAAGAGTGGCATCACTCACGTACAGGCAAGCGACGCTTCCGGTGGACGCAACACCCACACGGATCGCGAGTGCATCGAACGCAATGGAAAGATTTTCCCAGTGGCAGAGGCTCTACACATTCAGGATCACCCGAATGGAACGCTAGCTTGGCGTCCGATTCCGGCTGGACTGACACTGGCAGTAGAACGTCATGCCGATGAAGACGGGCCGCTCGCATTCTTCGATGAGTCCGAGGGCATCATTCACTTCGCTGAGAGCATCATGCCCGACCAGGAGCAGAAGTTTGTCACAGCGGTTGTCGATGCCCTTAGGGGTGAATAGCTGTGTTTCAAAATTTTTGCGCGCAGAGAAATGAAAGTCGCGGACCAGAATGCCACTAACACTCATCATGGAAGAGGACGAGAAGATTGTCGTAAAGCGTCCTACGCTTCGACTTTCGCTTTCCGCTGGAAATGACACAGTTACGCACGTAGAAGATGTTCTCTGGAAGCCCGAACTTCACCCGAGATGGCCGAAGGGTACGATCATCGCCGGAAAGAACGTGGGTGGCGACTTCAAGGAGACGTTCGATACCGACTCGATCAAGGAACTACTTGGCCCTGAACCAGAGACGAACGGCCCTTCGGATACGCGAATCGAGATGGGGTTCTACGTCAAGGGTGCCAAGGATATCGAGGATCTACAGCTATTCCGCGCTAAGGGTGCCACAGGCGATAAGGTCATCGCGCGCATGTTGCTTCGTACGGTCATCCCGAAGGCTCCGGTCATCGAGACGCCAAAGCCTTCGAAGAGTGACAAGACGAAGCTTTCGGATCTGCCGGTAGGCACGAAGTTCCAGGATGCGAACCATCTTGAGTGGGAAGTCACTGGTCGAGCGGGCGAGAGCTATGTAGAGGTAAAGCCGGTTGGAGTGAATCCTTTCGATGTGGCTCCTACCGCTCGAATGATTGGTATGGCCGATGTTACGCTCGATACGCCACTAGCCAAGGAAGAGGCTTCCAAGGAATGGCCACAAATCGCCCCAGAGGACGATTCGGCTCCCGAGTACCACGAAACGTGGGCCGCATTCGTGACCGATTTTGCCGATTTCACGCTTGACAAGCTAAACACGCTTTTGGTGCATGTTGACAACGCGCAGAACGAAGCTGCCATCGCCGCTTACGCTGGATACAAGAATTCGCCGAAGGAAGGCTACTACCCACAGCACCTAGCAGCCAAGAAGGGTGTTGCTCATACCATCGCTCCGACGACTAGTGACGATGTAACGGTATTCGGTCGTCCGGCTATTTCCAATACGCCAGATACGGCTCCGCACGATCCGAGCATCAAGCAGCATGAGAACGGATCCCTGACGGATGCGCAGTGGGAGAACTTTGGTGCGAACGATCAGAAGCGTTACAACGATCTGACTGAGAAGTTTGGTGCTTGGACTGACGGATCCGGTAAGCATCAGATTTCCAAGGTGCGAAACGCCGCCGAGGGAACAGCGAATCAGGATATCTCCAATGCTCTAAGCAAGCAGGCGGGAACAGGCAAGTTTGCTACCGATCTAGGTTTCATCTTCGACTACTTTTTCCCGCACAATACCGGCAACAACAACATGAACATCTACGGATCGAAGGATCCGGAGAAGATTTCTCAGCGGTACATGAACGCCAACAATCTCCTGCACAACATGAGAGATGTGGCTTCGTGGGATCTTTACAATCGTATCCGTGACCCCAGCATCATTCTCTTCCACTTCAATAACACCGATCCTGACTTGACTCAGAAGTGGGCCGAAGAAGCTCAGTACGCTGAAAGCGCGCCAGGAATTACACATGGCCCACTAGCCGGTGGATATCCGTATTACGGTGGATTGTCGTGGACTACGAACATGGGTATGGAAGGATTCGGTAGTGGTGGTAGCATGATCGTGGCTCGAATGCCGATTCGCCAGATTGCGGTTCTTAATCACCTGACAGCACTTCACTCCCCCGGTGAAGCTGAGTACGTGGTTCAGCAGGAGATGTTCTTCGATCTCGACAACACGATCATCACCAAGGCCGGAGGATATTGGCCCGGTGGAGATGAGACGTGGAAGAAGATGAATGCGCTGTCGGGAACAGGAAAGCCAAAGCCGGGATCTTACTGGGACAGCATCAAGGCGTGGTCGCAGGGATTCCTTGAGCCAAAGAAGCCTGTCGGTTCTTACAAGGCGGGAAGTTTCTTCTCTGACGCTGATGGTACCGTTTGGCACATCGACAAGGTTGACATCAACGGTGTCGATGCGACTTCGTACGCCGACAAGCTTGGTGCCAAGGTCACTCCCGAGAAGAAGACCTTCAAGGCAGAAGACGAGTTCTCTCAGGCAAAGCCGAGAGTTCGCGCCAGCGATCTTGGAATCGGTGAGGTAGTCGAAGACACAGAAGGCAATCAGTGGCAGCACATTGGAATCGAGCACAAGGGAGTTCTTTTTCTCGCTCCGTACAACGTCACGGGTGGCGATCAGAAGATGTGGAAGATTCCGAATGATGACACAAAGGTTCCGGTTGTCAACCTTGCTGTGGAGGTTCCTGACTGGACGGATGAATACCTCAAGGCTAAGACTCACTCCACGTTCCCCGATCAGCTAGAGGACGCAATTGTCCTTACACCGTGGGGACAGCGTTTCCAGGTCTTGAAGGTTGCTAAGCACGGTGAAGAGACTCGCGCCATTCAGGTAGATGACGACAATGTGCCACTGCCCGACACAGAGCGCACATTCGATGGATCGTACCCGGTTGCCGTTCTCAAGGAAGGACATCCGCCACCGCCGCCACCAAAGATCGGTGAGACGGTCAACCTACAGCGCCTTGGACTAGGTGATGTCTTCACTGACGAGCACGGTGACGAGCTAAAGATTGCCAACATCACGAACGATGGCAAGATTTTCGCCACGTACACGGGAACTAGCCACACGCACCTTCGTGGTCAGTTCGGTGAAGTCACGCCAGTACAGAAGGTCAAGTACACCCGTCGTGAGCCGCTTGACGTAGTTGACGCCCAGACCGTTGGCCCTTACGCCGGTACTACGTGGCTAGAGGACTTGAAGGTGGGCGACACATTCGTTTACAACAGACGCTATTGGCGAGTTGACTCTTTCGAGGGCGATATGGTCAACATTTCGTCTCCGAACCCGACCACTGACCAGGCACCAACAACACAGCTTGAAAAGGCCAACAAGGTCGTGCCGTCTGGAATCCCCGCAAAGCCACAGATGTTCGTGGGCGTGGGGAAGACGCAGGCTCAGGTCAAGGATCTGAATGTAGGCGATCAGATCGAGAGTCTTCCGGGCGAGACGTACATCAACGGTAAGATCACACGTTCCATCAAGGATGGATACGGAAGTGCTCGCGTAGACGGCAATGTCGCACTCTATGACGGAGAACAGTACGTGAACGTGCTGACAGCCCCAGAGCGTCCAACAGTAGGCCAGTCCGTACCGGCCAAGCAGTTGTGGATTGGCGATGTGGTTCAGACCGGTGACGGCGTGAAGCTCAAGATCGCACAGGCACCGAACGTGCGCGAGAACCCGTTCGTCAATTACGAGACGGGTGAACCAGAGCCGTTCTACGATGCCGGTGCGATGTACACGTTCCTAGGAACCGACACAGACCTAAAGACTCCTGACAGCTTCCGTCCTGCATCTCTGCCACAGGGCAAGAGCTATGACACGATCATTGGCGATACTCGCGGCGGATACATCATCCAGACGAAGAACGGTACTCAGTGGCGCGTAGAAGAGCCTGACTCCGGAACTACTGCAACACTTGTGCCGGTAGACAAGAATGGTGACGACATTGAGGGCAGCAAGTCGGTCACGGTTTCTCTATCCGGCGCAGATCCGATCAGCGTGATTGACACTGGTCGCCGTTTCGCGAGCGATTTGAAGGTTGGCGATGTCGTGAAGAACGAACAGGACTACGGCAACGCGACCTATGTCGTAATCGGTCACAAGACTGACGGAACAGCGATTACGAACGCTTACAAGGACGTCCACGGAAAGAACAATGTCAATCCGAAGCCTGCCCTAAGAGAATTTCCGCCCGACACTGAACTGATCCACTACGGAGTAGCAGAACATCACCCGGAGGTTTCCCCAAATCCGTCTGAGTCTGCCGGATATGCCAAGAAGTCTGCACTGATTGACAGCGTAGATGTGTGGTCGCCCGGTGCGATGGTCGTGTCTGCCAACTACTTCTACATGGTGGTTAGCCATGACGGAAACAAGACAGTGCTTGCCGATATGGGTGGTCAGCAGCACGTAGTGGACAGCAAGAAGTTCCTTGTCAAGTCTGCCAACAATGGGCCGAAGCCGGTCAAGGGATTGAAGCTGTACATCACTACCGACACGCTCAAGTCGGATCCGGTCAAGGGTCAGTACATCTACGCGAAGGGTAAGCGTTGGGTGGTTTCGAGCGTCCAGAAGAGAACCACAAAGGGCATCGAGATTGACGAGAACGGAAACCACGTTGGCGAAGTCAAGACGATCATGGAGAAGAAGGCCGCGATGTCTTGGACGGGAAGTTGGGGAATCTCCAACGCGCCAATTGTGCTGCACGCATCCAAGGATGGAAGCGAGCCGGAGAAGAAGTTCACCGAAGCTTATGACGCCAAGACTCTGGTAGCCAATCAGCTAGCATCGGCAACCCGTGGTGACTATGTTCGTGACAACTCTACAGGCGCAAAGTTCTTCGTAGTGCAGGGTGCCACAGGAAGTTACAACACGAAGTACGCGATGGATCTCGCTATGCTCGACAGCTACGGAAACCCGACGGGAGAGATCGTCACGCGCGAACTTGGTACATCGGGTGACAAGTACAGCATCAATGAAGAGCCTTACGACATCGTTACTGGCCCTGATGGATCTGCGCGCATCAACTACTTCCCGGCGGGATCTCTGGTCGAATACAAGGGAGCGATTGGACGCATCTACGAACAGGGTGGAAACTGGACAGAGGTAGCATGGCTTTCCAAGCCTGACGATTTCGCAATCAATCTCGCCTACTCTCGCGTGCGTAATCTGCGCGTGACAGCCTACACCGGCAAGGAACCAACTCCACAGCCCGGTCAGATGGTGGCGCTCCCAGAACTAAAGGTTGGCGACAAGGTGAAGGTGATTTCCAACAATTACGGAGGAACGCCGATCTTGGCTCAGGTCGAAAAGTCCGACCACCCGTATTTCTCTTTCAAGTCTCTAGATCCGGCTCACACTGATTTCGCACTGAACAATGGTTCCAACGCTGTCAAGCAGGGCGCAGAGTTCGTGAGCCGTGGTGACAACACGCCGGTAGAAGCCGCACCGCTACCAGAGGTTGCGCCAAGCGTAGTACCAAAGCCGGTCAGAGTGACACCGGAACCAACACCGATTCCAACTCCACCGCCACCGCCTCCCGCAGCAGTGGTAGAACCGCCTACGCCTATGGTCGCAACTCAGGTGTCTCGCAATGAACTACAGGTCGGTGACATTTACGGACAAAAGGTTGTCAACGGCGAATATTGGAAGTGGCAGTTCGTATCTCAGAATGCGGACGGTTCTCGTACGATCAAGGCCGTAGACAAGACTCCGGGATCTGCGCAGGAGGACACGCTTACGGTCACACCACATCTGATTCAAAAGTTCGGTCACAAGATGGTCGATCTTCTGATCCCCGCAGAAGCACCGCCAGTGGCAGTAGATCCGCCAACGCCAGAAGAAGTCACATGGACTCCAAATGAGCTAGACACGTCTCTCTATGATGAGACTGGTCGCACAATGAGTGAGAATTCGACGGGCGACAAGATTCTTATTGCGAACAGCACTCTCTCTACTCAGGGAATCCCTGGTGATGCGGGGAATCTCTTCGTAGTCACTGAAAGATATGCTAATGCCGTGTCCAAGGTTACTTCACAGAAGACCGGAGAAGAGTATTACGTTTCTAATGCAGCACAGACGTATCCTTTCATCGGGTATCCGACTCCCACAAAGCCACAAGCCGAATCCTTCGTCAAGGCGGTTCGCACAACGGTGGAATCGGGTACCCCTCAGAAGGAGGCCGTAGCTCGCGTAGCGACGCAGTTCGATAAGCCGCTGGATTGGGCGCATGACGCTTTCAAGGAGGCCGGAGAGCCGCTACCGGGTGAACAGGTGCCGGTAAACGAGCTTGGAACGGGTGACACCTTCGAGACGAACACAGGATGGGTCTGGAAGATCACGGGAACCTCGCATGAGGGCAAGTTCTTCTTGGTCGAGAAGGCTACGAATGTCGATGGTCAGCCAACGAAGCTGGAAGTGCCCGCCAAGAGCACAACCCTAGTCAAGAAGATCGCAACCGATCAGAGTACCATCAATGTCAAGCCCGTGGATGCCCCTTCTGCTACAATTGACGTAGAGAAGCTTGCAACGGGAGACACTTTCACGATCCGCGATGACGACGGAGAGATCCGGCCGTATCAGGTAATGAGTGTAGATGGAAACAACATCCATTTGCAGGTTCTAGGCAGCACGAAGGGTAAGAGCTTCGCTAAGAACTTCAAGACTACTCTTACCAACATCAAGAATCAGATTGACGGAGGCACATGGACGCCAATGTAAACCCACTGGGAACAGTGTTCCCGCTATTCGTAAGAAGTGATGATGATAAGGTACGCTGGAAGGCATGCCTTGATATTGTCGCGGTTGTTTACGGGATGACCTTTCCGAAGGACATCGACTTGCAGCAGTTCATGGCGCGTGCAGTTTACAACGGGCCAGTGCCGACAGATCAGCTTCGTGGCGCATCTCCCGATGCTCCACCGTCTCTAACTCCCGATGCTCCAAAGCGGTTCGGTGAAGAGACGCCGGAAAATCCCGCAGTGCAGCGTACAGCCATGAAGACTGCCGGAGCATTGAAGTGGGAACAGGACGGTGATGATTTCACGACTACGATCAATGGTGCCATCGTTCATGTAGAGGGATCTCAGACGCCTCCTACCACAGTTGCGGCACGATTGGCATATCTCCTATCCCCTCTACCTGAAAAGGCCGGAGAAGACGTTACAGTGACGTTGAGCCAGGGGCCGAATCCCGAAGACGAGACGGATGATCCTACCATCGTGACTTCCAATGACGGAGAGGTAACTTTCTGGAACGTGGGAACCACAGGAGCGAAGCTGAACGAGCAGATTTTCGATGTTGTGGTGGCGCGTGCTCTTCTTCCGACCAGCACGAAGACCTACGAAGCCGCACAGAAGGCAGATCAGTCCGCCGGTCAGCAGTTCGCTATGAAGTATCAGAAGAAGAACAATGCGTCTCTCAGTGCTCTCATTGGCCCAGAGTTCCTAGTCGGTGGCCCAGAGATGAGCTATTTCGCTAACGGTCGAGGCCCAGAGGCGGATTTCGTAGAAGCCCTAGCATGGTGGATGAAGTCTGTCCGTCACGGTGGGATTCTCAAGGGCGGAATCAAGTACGCCGACGTGTATCCCAACAGAGCTAAGGCGTTCGCTACGTGGACAATCTAATCCTGACAGAGACAGAGCGCGGCTATCGGATCAACCTTGCCTACATTCAGCATGAGATCAAGAATCCGGCTTTCGAGGCAAAGCACAAGCGCGGCTTCCACGGACATTTCGGTTCGATGTTCAAGATGCCGAAGTATTTCAACAAGAAGCTCAAGATCGGCGCACCGGCAGGAGGATCGAATGGCGCTAAGTGGGCGACACCTTCTGCACATCCTCTGCACATGGAACCAACTAGCACGAAGACAGAGGCTTTTGGTAAGGGCGGAAAGCCGATTCCGCATTCTATTCAGCACGATTGGGAACACACCTGGGGTGGGTCTAAGCGCGGTCACTTGCTCATCAAGGAAGACAAGAAGGATCACGTCCACAAGCTCATCGACAACAGCGCAGGAACGTACGAAAAGCAGAAGGTGATCGGTGAGTTCGATACGCATGACGCCGCCGAGCAGAGAGCGAACAGCATTCTGGCCGAGATGGGTCACGCACCCCTAGCGCCATATGCGCTTCCGCCTGACGTAAACGTGAACGAGCCTGACAGCAAGGGAATCGAGTCTGCCGGGATGTTGCTACGTGAGCCTGACGGTCGTATTTGGCTACGTGAGCCATCGAATCACTTTGGTGGATACGAGCACACCTTCGCCAAGGGACACAAGGATCCCGGCGAGTCTCTACAGCAGGCCGCGCATCGCGAGCTTTACGAAGAGACGGGATTGAAGGGCAAGATCGCCGGATATCTAGGTGACTACGATGGTGACACTACTACCACGCGAATGTACATCGCTGATCGCACGGGAAACGATGGCCCAGTATCCAACCCGGAGACGTGGGGATTCAAGCTTGTGCCACCGAACGAAGCACACAAGCTATTGAACCGTGGTCGCGACAAGGGCATCCTCAGTGACTACTCTCCACATCCTGACGAGAGATGGCTACTCAAGCACTACAATGGCAATGAGGATCGTGTTGCCACAGAGCTACTAGCGAACGCCATTTATCGAGCGATGGACGTTCCAGTTCCACGCGCGGGTTCGATTGAGCACCAGGGACGCACCGCTCTCACATACCCTGCCGCAGACGGAACGATCAACAAGATCAAGCCGAGCGAAACGCTTGGAAAGAATTTCATGGTCGATGCCCTCCTAGCCAATTGGGATGTCATTGGACTGACAGATGACAACATCCTTTGGACTGACAAGGGGCCGATGCGTCTAGACCAGGGTGGAACGCTGTCTTTCCGTGCGCAGGGCGCTACGAAGCCTTTCGGGTCTACTCCCGGCGAAGTCTGGTCGATGATGGAAGGTGGAGGCCAGGCCAAGGGCAAGATGATCGTGACTCCGCTACAGAAGCGTGAGCAGGCTACGAAGATCGCCAAGCGTCTTACCCCTGACGCCATTGACCACTTGGTAGACCAGGCTCCCTACGAAGACCTTGCGCTGAGAGAGAACGTCCGGCAGGCGCTAAAGGATCGCGTCGAGTGGATGAAGCAGTTCGGCCGTGGTCTGATTAACGAGAAGCAGGATGCGCTTTCCCATGACGATCAGGTCAAGGCATTCGAGGGCAAGCTACAGGACGACATCGAAGACTCTCTGACCGAAGCGCAGATGGCGGGACTAGTCGATAAGGCGCTACAGCCGACAAAGGACGATGACGAGCTATTCGAGATGGCGAATCACGCGCTGCACGGTTTCAAGTTCCTACTGGATATGGGTGTCGGCGTAGAGCAGGACATTGGCGCAAAGGTGCATGACGTGTCTTCCGCTGAGAGTTCCAAGGTTGGATTCAAGGCAGCAATGGAGTACGTCGCTTCGCACAAGAATGACAATCACATTGTCATTGCTCCCAACAAGACATATGACGCTGCATTCGAGAAGGTGTCTTCTGACAAGAACAATGGTGACTGGTCGAAGATCACTGACTTGGTACGTGCCACAGTTCTAGTGCCACATCCTGCGAATATCGCTGACGCGCTACGAAGCGTGATGAAGCACGCCGAAGAGCGTGGATGGAACATCACTGAGATGGAATCCAAGCTCTACGAAGACAAGCGCCGTCCCGGAGTGGGAGGGGCAACAAAGGCTGGATACCGTGATCTCGCGATTCGCCTTGAGACGGACACAGGATTCCAGATCGAGCTACAGTTCAACTGGAATGAGATGTTCCTAGCGAAGAACGGCCAGGGTCACGCCATGTACGAAGAACAGCGTTCGATGGAGCGTAAGCCCGGTGGGCCGACAAAGGAAGACGAAGACAAGGTCGAAGCTCTCGACGCCAAGATGAAGGCGCTGTACAACGGCGTCTGGGAGAAGATCGTGGGCTTCGATCAGCTTCCCGATAAGCCTTCCGACTACTTCAAGACGGATTCCAAGTCCAAGATGGTGAACGTGCGCGATCTCAAGTCCACGAAGCCCGATGATGAGGTTCGCACTAGGGTTCCTGCCGCCGAGAAGCGTATGCGCGATGCCGCAGCAGGAAAGATCGAGAAGCGTGCACCGCTCAAGGTTGCAAAGCGTGATGACGGTAGGTATGATGTGATTGATGGGAACGCTACTCATGCGGCAGCCAAGAAGCATGGGTTCTCTAAGGTTCCAGTCACAATCGTTCCAGCAGAGAAGGGCAAGTAATGGCGACTGATATGTTCGCACCAGGTAAGGGTTTCAGCTACTACTACGGCGTAGGAGACATCTACCGCAAGGCCGCATTCAAGCCGGTTCAGGTCTGGACGGCCAAGAAGGGGTGGGTCGATGATCCCACCGCAGACGTAGCGCACGATCTCCATTCGGTTGCGCCGGACGCAATCGAAGGACTCGCCAAGAGGATCCTCGGAGAAGTTCCGAGCGGATTCCTTGACAAGCCCTAGAAGTCTGCTATCTTCCAGATATGGAGTCGGAGCACGACGGTGCCGAGACTCTGTAGACACCCGTAAAAGCCTTTGTGTAACGGGCACGGGTACAACCGGGGATCGAAAAGCTTTATCTGACCAGGGCCAACCGGCGAGGGAGGATACGGCAGCCGAGTCTTAGCGGGCGCGGACGGATCTTGTCGAGAAATCGGCACTGTTAGCAGCAGACGCTTGGTAGTCAGGGCCTACATATTATGAAAAATATTGTAGTTACATCCTGATTCTCCGGTAAACAAGAAACCGGACTACACGCGCAGGGAGGCACGGCGCATAGGTGCCTCAAAACCCAAAACCAATCCGGTGACTAGATTCTGGACGAAGATCCCCGAGTCTTCGAGCAGCCCGGTTGGTTTTTGGCATTCTCGGATGTTGACCGGCACGGACGAGGACACCGCCTAGAAAGCGGCTGGGGAACTAGAAAGCCCCCGTGGGTTCGATTCCCACAGCATCCGCCTACCAGTGTGATACGCTTCGCACAGTCGATGCGAAAGGAGTGCTCTTGAAGCACCGCGTAGCCCTGTCCCTCATCGTGGGGGACGGTCAGAAGCCAGAGGACTGGGATGCACTACTTCGATCCGTGATCGACGTAGCAGACCACATCTACGTGTCCTACAATGGCAAGCAGAAGGACTTCCCTTACCGTCTACAGGACAATATGACGGTCGCACATCATCCGTGGGAAGACAACTTCTCGAAGGCCAGAAACAACGCCTTGTCGATGTTCTCTATGGAGGACTACGATTGGTGGATGTGGCTTGACACCGATGACACACTTGTCGGTGACGCCAACAAGTTTCACAAGATGCTGGATCGTGCCGACAGAGAGGGCATGCACCAGATTTTCCTTCCGTACATCTACGCCAGTGACGAGAAGGACGGAACACCCCGTGTTACTCAGTGGAGAGAGCGCGTACTGAGTACGAAGGTGCCGTGGAGATGGTACTATCGCATCCACGAAATCTGCCACACACGTCCGGGTAGCAATGTTGTCAACTACGATGATGTGCTAGTCCTGCATCATCGAGACGTTGACCCCTTTACGCATCGTGCTACCAGAGAGCGCAACCGTCGCATTCTCGCAGCGGCCATTGCCGCAGATCCCGATGAGCCGAGGTATCACTACTATCACGCGAATGAGACTTTCGCTGAGGCGTACTACCTCTGGGAACAGGGAGATTCGGATTGTGTCACGTTCTTCCGTGAGGCGATCAAGATGTACGGCGCATTCGGTCGTCTGAATCCGACCAGCGATGACGCTTACATCGCGAATCATCGCATCGGTGACGCTTACCGCATGCTGGGCGAGTACCCGAAGGCGCTAGATGTCGCCATGCAGGGAATCAAGATCCGTCCGAGATGGCCCGAGTCGTGGGCGCTAGCAACTCACTCCATGTTGGGAATGCGCGAGTTCGAGGCGTGTGATGAGTTTGCTTCCATCTCTATCGAAATCTGCCAGGAACCAAAGACGAACCAGATCAGCGAACCGCTGACTCTGCACTACACGCCGTACGCGCTACGTGCGCTCGCGAGAACAGAGCTAGGCAACTACGTCGGCGCGCAGCTTGACTACGATAAGGCGCTCGCCTACTGGGATAACCCGAAGCTCCGTGAGCGCATGGCTGAGATGCATGAGCGCAGAGATCGCGTCAACAGCAAGACGGCTGACGCTGACCGCAAGAAGCTCAAGCACAAGCGCCCACAGCGCAGCATCGCGTTTATGTCGCGCCCACTCTTCGAGCCGTGGAACGCTAAGACGCTCGCAGAGGGATCCGGCGGAACAGAGTGGTGCATCCATGAGATCGCACGTCGGTTCAAGGCTGACGGCTATCGCACGGCGATCTTCGGTACTCCCGGAGATGAGCGTGGGGTCGATGACGAAGGAATCGAGTGGTGGGATTCTTCTGACTGGGATCCGAACGAAGAGTTCGGCATCGTCACGTCGGTACGCGCCCCCGAAGTATTCGACACTCCGATCAAGGCACGCACTGCCACAGTTCTATGGCTCCATGACATCAACATGGGTGGCCCGGAGATCGCAATGTCGCCGTGGGGTAATCGCTTCGATAAGCCCGATCACGTTATCTGCCTGACGGATTTCCATTCCGTTCACGAACAGCGGATCTACGGTGTCAAGCCAGAGAAGATCACTGTCATTGGGAATGGCATCAACCTAGCTGACTATCCCGAGTGGGGAGAACGTCAGAAGGGAAAGTTCATCTACGCCTCTAGCCCTGACCGTGGAATTGACACTCTTCTCTCCATGTGGGAGACGATCAAGAATGAGATTCCTGAGGCAGAGCTTCACGTCTACTACGGATGGAACGCGCTCGACAGAATCGTGGCATTGAGTGGAGGACAGCATCCGCTAGCACACATGAAGGCAGGAATCGTAGAACAGTACGAAGCTGTCAAGCACCTAGGAGTAGAGTGGCACAATCGTGTGGCGCGTCCGGAACTACAGAAGGTAGAGACGACGTGTGACGCATGGCTCTATCCGACTAATTTCCTAGAGACGTTCTGCATCACTGCCCTAGAGATGCAGATGAATGGTGTGATCCCGGTGGTCAACCCCGTAGGGGCACTTCCCGAAGTTGTGTTCAATCTCAAGGGATCTCCACGTCAGATGGGGCACCCGAGCGGACAGCGCGCGTACATCGACAGACTCAAGCTCGCCACAGAAAACTACGATCCAACTCTTCGCGAACGCGGGCGTGAGTTCGCTTCGCAGTTCACCTGGGATCACCGCTACGATCAGTGGCGGGATATGCTAGGATTGACCCGCACATCCAATAAGCCCGTCAAGGAGAGAGTATGACCGGTAGCAAGGAGACGAGCGTGACAGTGGGGCCAGGTTTCACGACTCTTCTCGCAGTCCTCTTCATCGCGCTCAAGCTGACCGGTGTCATTCACTGGTCGTGGCTATGGGTGCTGGCACCGCTGTGGATCCCGTTCGCAGCGTTTATCGTCATTCTCGTCATCGTCGGTATCGGCGTGGCGGTCTTCAAGAAGTGACGCGCGTAGCGGTATATACACCGACTCGCCACCCCGGAATCTCCGTGTCGGCGCATTCGGTGTTGCGGCAGACTGTCCCGGTTGACTATTGGCTAGTAGCCGATCAGCTTAATCGTGACTATCTGATCTATGCCAGCATGCCGCAGCGTCTTTCAAAGCTGTCTTCGATGAACATGCCTATCTACGGGAAGGACTATGGCCCCGAGATCATCATTGGTCATCTTCCTATCAAGGAGGGCAACAAGGGCAATCTCGCAGCATGTGACAACTGGGCGCTCGATCTAGCACAGGATTTGCAAGTCGATGTACTCATCTTCTTGCAGGACTTCATTTGGATGCCTGAGGATGGCGTAGCACGCTTTCTGGCGCAGATTGATGACCACCCCTTTGCTTTGCACACGGGTACGTCACACATGAGCACAGGCCCCGCACCGCTCAAGAATCCACCGAATCCTGAGTGGTCTATCTTCCCACAGGGAGTAGACAACAAGCCCCCGCCGGAACCGTGGATCATGGAACCGCGCGTGATGTGGGGATTCAAGAGAGGACAGGTGTCGCAGCACGCATGGGAAGTGAACTATGCAGCGATGCCATATGCGATCATCAACAGCGGAGTTCGTTTCGACGAAGACTACGATGTTGGCACTCAGTGGGAAAATACACAGTTCGCTTTCGACGTGTGGCGCAACAGACAATACTCTCAGCATGAGAAGTATGGCTACGTGTGGTGGGATGATGAAAATGTTTCCTGCGGACTGCCACACCGTGACTACTTCCCAAAGACACATGAAGGTGAGAGAGACTATGACAACGGAGCGTTGTTCTGGTCTAAGAATCCCGACCTAGTAGGAGTAAGGTGAAGATCCTCGCGTTTCCCTTCTTCAATGAGACGGCCATCGTGGAGACGAAGATCGCCACGATTGGCCCTCTTGTTGATGCCATCGTAGTCTCTGAGGGAATGCAGACATTCTCCGGCAAGCAGCACAAGGCAGAGTTCTACAATCTTATCCGTACGAATCCGATCATCTCTCAGTACAAGCGCAAGATCGCCTACCTACAGTGCGACCTATCCGAAGCTGAGCCACTAGCACGGTTCGGTGAAGAGACAGCCGCACGTTGGGGACGCGACATCACACAGCGCAACGTGCTGGGAGAGATGTGTCGCAACGGTTTCGATGACGATGACATCGTGATCCTGACCGATGCAGATGAGATCCCTGATCCCGAGTGGGTTGCGTCGCTTGATGGAATCACGAAGATCGAGCACACGCTTATGTGGCGTCATTGCTACTACGTGAACATGCGTGCTCCGCACCCCCGCCTCCACGAACAGGTGTGCAGAGCGTTCCCGAACGGGATGCTACACTTGATGACGATGGAAGAAATGGCGCGCACGCAGCCCGATAGGATCTACGGAAACGCCGACAAGGGCTACGGTTGGCACTTCACCTATATGGGTGGCGCAGGAGCGATCAGAAACAAGCTGGGAGCCTTCGCGCACGGTGAATACGACAAGCCGCCGTGGAACACTTTCGCCCACATCGAAGATCGCATGCGTTCCGGTAAGGATCTCTTTGACCGCCCATACAATGACTGCGAGATCGTGCCGGACTCTGTGCTACCTGACTACATGGTGACACAGAAGGAAAGCGAACTATTCAAGCACCTATGGTACCCTGACGGCCGCAACGCCGTCTGGAAGTAAAGGAGAGAAATGACACAGTTCAAGCCGAAAAAGTTTGTCGTTCCGCTCGACAAACGATACCACTACGATGTCTTCCAGATCATGCCGAACCCGGAAGACGAGAGCGAAGAGATCGCCCTTCACGTCTGCCCGACCGGCAAGGAGGAAGAGGCGAACGCCATCGTGGAAGCACTTGCCACGGTGGATTACATCATCGCGCAGAAGGCTGGTATCAAGATTCCCGCGCGTTACGTGACGCGCGCACGCGCCAAGGATGAGCACACCGTCTATCGCAGCGACCGGCGTGAGATCGGTAAGTTCATCGAGCGGATCGAGTACCACCCGGCGTTCACCTTCGAGGCTGATGTCGATGGCGTGGACATCACGGAGTTCGTCAAGGGCGGGTACGGCAAGTGCGACGACCCGAACTGCGCATGCCGCACGTTCCCGCCAGAGCAGCTTTACGAGCCGACGACAACGTGGTTGAGAGGCGAAGAGCTTTCGCGCGACTCCGAAGAGATCATCAAGGCTAAGCGCGCAATCCGCGCCGCCAAGAAGAAGAAGGGAAAGAAGTAGTGTCCAACAAGGCATCCTTCAAAGCTTACTTGTCTAGCAACCCTGAGGTCTATGACCGTCTGGTGACACTAGCAAGAAGCGTCAAGAACAGCGGCATGAAGAAGTGTGGCATTGCCATGATCTACGAAGTGGTGAGATACGAAGGAACGGTTAGTAATAACGGGAAGGGAAAGTACAAGCTTCCCAACGCTTACCGCGCCGGTTACGCGCGTCTCATCATGGACAGAGAAACAGACCTTGCGGGATTCTTCCGTACAGCAAGATCGGAGTTCGATAACTAGCATGCCAATCGACATCGTTCTCAACGGTGTGGCGTACGCTACTGGACACGGCAAGACGCCTCCGACTCCGGAGGCACCGAATGGCGATGACGTTCTCGCCATTCGATTTGCCGATCCACAGAGCGGCATCACAGTCAATGCAACACTCATCGGTGAGCAGATCCCTGAGTTCCTAGGACTCTGCCAGAAGCCCGAAGAGAAGCCCCACATCGAAATCGCACAAGCGATGCCGACCCCACCACTCAATCGCGAACAGCGGAGAAGCCTGTGACCCTGCATGAGTTCTTTCACAACGCGACAGCCGGTGACTACATCATGGCTATCCTAGCCCTGTGCGCCATCGCGGCAATCGGTAGCAAGGATTGAGAACAGTCCTGACCATCGGGACGTTTGACACCCCACATCTCGGTCACGCATATCTCTTCAAGGAGTGTGAGAGATATGGTGATCGAGTTGTGGTGGGTGTAAACTCCGATGATTTCGTGGCTAAGTACAAAGGAAAGAAGCCAACCTATTCCTATTTTGAACGTGCCACATTGATTCAGTCTCTAGGCTATGAAGTGATGCCAAACTTGAGTGCTGGTCAAGTTCTAATTCTAACTGTAAAGCCTAATGTGCTTGCCATTGGCAGTGACTGGGCGCGCAAGGATTACTACGCGCAGATCGACGTGGATCAAGACTTCATGGATGATCACCGAATCACAATGGTCTACATTCCCCGTGTCGGAACACTAAGCTCGACGGAGTTGAAGAATCGTGCCCGCTAAGTACCACATGGGATGTGGTGGACATCCACTGCCCGGATACATCAACATGGATCTACAGTCCTTCCCCGGCGTGGACTTGGTGACGGATCTCTCTCGCCCGCATTTGCCTCAGGGTGCGACAGAAGTATTCTCAAACGCCTTCTACGAGCATTTGTTCCTTCCGGATAGGATTCCCCACCTGAGAGCCGTCTACAAGTCTCTCGCCTACGGAGGAATCATCAACTACATGGGGATCCCGTGGTTCCCCGGCATCGTGGACGCCTACGTGAATCGCAAGCCAGGAACGATGGGTGGCGGCAGCACGTTCGATCTCTACCACGTCTACCGCTACACGCACGGCGCACCTGACGAGGCCGGTGAATATATGCCGCAGCTTCACAAGGGACTCTTCGATCTCTCGACGTTTGAAGTGATCTTCGATACGATCAAGCCTGACCACGCGACGGTCTACACGTACGTCTATCCCGATGAGCCGGTGAACGTATCGGTGACGTGTGGCGTTTTCATTTGCAAGGGCGATTTGCCGATGACGCCAATGAGCAGGCCACCGGTTCACACGTACGCATTGGAATACCTAGAGAAGTGGGACGACAAGTACATCGAACTATCGACTGTGAGATTCCAGTGAAGCCAGCTAAGGCAATTGTCATCGGAACGTATGCAGGCAGAGAGATGTGGGAAGCTGACTGTCGTGCATCACTTGATAGTTACACGGATTGGCCCGTGTTGACTCTCAATGTTCCGTGGGAGCTAAATGTCATCAAGTGGATGTACTACTACACGAGCGTCAGCGAGTTTATTTTTTTGCAGGACACTGTAGTGGTAAAGGACCACGAATGGATAAGAGAAGCATTTGACCATCCGGGAAGTGTGAGCCTTTGCACTAAGCCGTTTTACATGTACCTAGGAAAGTACACTAGCGATGATCTTGATGCGTTCCCGCATTCTCCGCACTTTCCTGTAGTGGCAAATAAGCGCGACGCCGTTACTCACGAAGGTGAGTGGACTAGTATCTACAATCGTGGTTGTAAAAACGTCAAGTATCTCTGGTCGGATTGGCATGACTGGGATCCCAATGTCTTCGTAGAGCGCCACGGAAGATTGAACATGTACTACGAAAACGATCACATCATCAAGTACAAGGGAACGTGGTCGCCGGAGATGGTGCCAGATGCATAACGTTCTTGTGATCATTCCCACGGTTGATGGGCGCGAAGAACATCTTCACCGCTGCACAGAAGCCTACTACGGCAATGACATTCTTGTGCTTCGAGGATTTTCGACTTGTGGCGAAGCTTGGAACGTAGGAGCGGATCACGCCACAAAGTGTGGACACAAGTACGTCCACATGACGGCCGATGATCTAGTTCCTCACAAGGGATGGGTGGATGCGGCCGTAGAGACGCTTGAGCAGAATTGCGGCTACCTCCCCGGCGCACTGATCTATCGCCCAGACGGTACGCTAGAATCCTTTGGAAACCAGATGGCAGAAGACTGGTCGGTCGTGGAGGGCGCTTCGGTGCCATTCTGCAAGACGGAGAATTGGGTTCCAATCCCGAACATCCATTACTGGTCTGACAACGCTTTCGACTACGCGCAGAAGCACGTCCATGACTATCGCTTTCTGCTACGGCACAACTACGCTTTCACGCATTACACGGCTTCGGCCGGAAGAAAGACGATGGACGACAGAGAACGCATGATCTACGAAGAGTGGAAGGAGACGTTGTGAAGATTCTCTTGACGGGTGGTGCAGGATTCATCGGTACCCATCTCAAGTTCAATCTCGAAACGAACGGTCACGTAGTTCGAGTCTTCGACAAGGCGTATCATTCGAGCTACGATTTGCTGACAAGCGAAGGCGTGCAAGGGTTCGAGGATGTGCTTGCAGAGGGCGATTTCGACGTTGTGGTGCATCTCGCAGCACAGGTCGGTCGAGTTTTCGGTGAGGATGACTTCGATCACACGATTCGATCCAATTGTGTGATGACGGCAAACGTGCTTGAGACGCTTACTACAGAGCGATTCGTCTACGTGAGCACGTCCGAGATTTACGGCGATCTAGGATCGTTGTATGCGCGCGAAGACGCCATCACACCGAAGGCACTCCCGCACAATCTCTACGGCTTGACGAAGCGGCATGGCGAGGAAATCTCCGCGCTCTACGTTCCCGAGGGCGGACTACAGATCGTCCGGCCGTCGATGCCATACGGCCCAGGATTGCCTCACGGACGTGGAAGAGCCGCGATCATCAATATGCTTTGGCAGGCCGACACAGGGCAGGAGATCCCCGTACACAAGGGCGCAGAGCGTTCGTGGTGTTGGGTGGGCGATCTCGTCAATGGCTTCCGCTACGTGATCGAGAAGGGCGAGATCGCAGAGTGCGCCGGAGACTACGAAGATGGCTTCGGTTGTTACAACCTCGGACGTGACGACGCTTCCATCTCCATGTTGGAAGTCGCCCGAAAGGCGTGCGAAATCACTGGTGGTAGCGAAGACCTAATCCGAATGGTCAATGCACCGCAGAGACAGACCGTGGTCAAGCGTCTGTCTACTCAGAAGGTGGAGAACCTAGGATGGCGTCCTAGCGTGGATCTCGATGAGGGCATGCAGATGACATTCGACGCGATCAAGGGAGAGTGGCAGTAGTGCCTTTCACAATTAACGGAAGACATCACGCCGACGTAGACGTAGTGATTCCCCACTACCCACTACTGCCAATCCATGACGAAATGCTCAAGCGTTGCACGCAATCTCTACGCGGACAGCGCAATACTTTCGTGGTGGTGAATCAGGGGATGGGATTCGCGGCGGCTTGCAACCTAGGAGTGAGTCTCACGAACGCATCCTACGTAGCCATCGTCAACAATGACACAGCGATGTGGCGACCGGGAAGCAAGTATCCCTACGATGGATGGACTTTGATGGACTTGTGCCACGGCAACAAGGTCATGTTCCCTCAGGTCAATGGAGTGGTTCAAGAGTTTACTGGCGCATTCCTAGTCATCCCTCGCGATGTCATCAAGCGCGATCTCGGAGGTAAGGTCTTCGATGAGCGTTTCGAGGTTGGATTCTGGGAGGACGTGGATCTCTGGACTCGCCTCAAGGCGGCAAACGTGGAGATCGAGCAGGCACCCTACTACGTAGATCATCCGATGCCGGGTAGCACAATGCGGTACATGCCTGACGACACGGATAGCAAGAATCGTTCACTGTACATCGAAAAGCACGGCAAGCTACCGATCAAGAATTGGAGCTAGCATGTGGACTGTCTTTCTCGGCCGTCCCGACACCCTGACGGCAATCGAATTGCCAACAGCACGTTCATGCGATCTTCACAACAAGCTCGATTATGTGTTCTACGATGCAGAGAACATGAAGGTGGCATCGTTTCCACGGACACAGATTGTGTACGCCATCAAGACTGACTAGAAATTGCCACGCCGCGTGCTATACTACGGACGTGGATTTGCAAACAACAAAGGAGTGAAAGTGTTTAGAACGGGCTTTCGTACCACAGAGTTCTGGATCACTCTATTCACGGTCATCGGTGTGTTCATCGCCGGTCTGACGAATACGGTGTCTCCGCAGTACACGATCTACCTGACGACTGGCGCGGCAGTTGCTTATGCCGTGTCTCGCGCGATTCAGAAGTATGGCGCTGATCTCAAGCACGGCTACATGACGACAGAGTTTTGGGTAGGTATTCTTTCTGCCGGTCTAGTGGCAGTGCAGACGGTTCAGGGCAATCTTCCGAATCACACGGCGGCGCTTGCCATCACGGTCATCACGGCAGTTCTCGCAGCCGTACGCGCGTTCAGCAAGCCGAACCCGCTCGCGAACCCATGGCACCCTGCGCTAGCAATCGACGTTCCTTCGGATAATCCCGATTGGCCCGTACCGGTGGTAGAGACACCGCCCACACCGCCCGTAACACCGGCCGTTTAAGGAAACCAATGAATCCCTCTCACCCCTAATATCAAGGGTGAGAGGGATTTACCCCCTTCAAAGGAGAAATGTGGATACACACCCGTATAGAGTAGCGATAGAAGATTATCGCCGCCGTCACGAACTTGCTGAACAGCCCGGATTTCACATTAATCGACACGGTTTCTTGAATGTTGGAGAGAGAATGTTGCTCGTTCGCATTCAGAGAAACATGATGGCAACCAAGAAACACGGTAAGCGCGTATTTCCGCATGTTATGATTACGGGAATGCTAGATCGAAACACGCGAAACGCACTCATTCCTCTTATCGGTGGAGAAATGGCACCGCAAGGAAGAGGCGGACGCACAGCTTGTTGTGATGCTACATGGGCAGGAAATGATCAGGGAGTGGATTTTACCGGAAAGGGAAACATCTACGCTTTGGCTGACGGAGTGGTTACGCGAGTGGACAACAATTCTGGTTGGCCCGGTGGGCACATCATTGTCTATCGCATGACAAGTGGATCTCGTAGTGGTCAGTATGTGTATGTCGCAGAAGCTCCGATTCCTGCGGTTCAGCAGGGGGAGAAGATCGCAAAGGGACAGAAGATCGCCACTCTCGATAGCTCTTATCCCGGTACTGAAATTGGCTTTGCGCAGAATGCGCGGGGTGATGCTTTCGGAAGCATGTATGATGGAAAGAATGGAAATCCCGCTCCATATGGAGATATGATGGATACATTTATTAGGAATCTCTCTAGATGATTGACAAGTACGAAGAGGGCACAGTGGATGTGTACAATGACATCACGGAAGAGCGTGTGACTGTCAGATGTACATATCTCACGGGTGCGAATGAGATCACGAACTACTCGCCCCCGTCTCTCATCAAGGGATGGCGCGTACTGACAGAGACATACAAGAAGATGCCAGAGCCAGAGAAGAGGTGGAACTATGGGCCAGTTGAGATTCGACCTTCCTGATCCCGGTAAGCACTTTCAGCCGCGAGAGCTAGCGAAGCTATGCTACGAAGCTGGTTGGACTGACGCACAGCGTCTACTCGAAGCCGTGTCCATCATCATCGCTGAGAGCAATGGCTATGAGAAGCGCAGAGGCCCAGTTCAGCCGGACGGCACGATTGGCAATCCTGACGGAAGCGTGGATCGAGGATTGTGGCAGATCAATAGCAAGGCGCACCCTGACATTTCGGATGCCGATTGCGATGATGCTGTCAAGGCTACGGCGCATGCTCGCAAGATGTACCTCGCAAATAGATGGGGTTCGTGGTCTAGCTTCGCCAACCTACAGTACCGTGGCCCGAAGGCTATGGGATACGCATTCGATGGCGTCGCCAATTTCCTGCGCATCAAGAATGGCTTCCCGATCTAATGGCGAAGAAGGGCGTTCCACTAAGCGAAGCACACAAGGCGGCAATTTCGGCGGCGCTCAAGGGACGTTCACATGGTCGCGACAAGAAGCCTGAGAATTGGTGGCGTGACAATGATTTCAAGACCCCGATGGGTATTGTTTATCCCACGCCGACACAGGCATTGTTGACGAGAAAGAAGTCGCGCAGAAAGGTTGACCACATTCAATGAGTGAGCACTATCTAGGACGTTCACTCTTCTATGCGGAGATCGGCCCGTCTGAAAGCATTCGAGCGAAGTACGCACCTGACGGTAGGTGCGAAGAGTGTGGCGCAAAGCTATCGCGCTATCGAAACAAGCAATACGGTGAGTGGGAAACATTTTGCTCGCCATGCATGATTGAAGGAAAGCACAAGGGGCCACGCGAACGAACATGCGAAGGTTGTGGCAATGACTTTCTTGCTTACGGCACTCGCGAAGTGTGTTCTCAGTGTCTAGTACCTAGCTACCGAATGAAGCGTAGCATTGCCGCCGTGCGCAGAGCACAGGAGGCAGAGCGTCTTTTCAATGAAGGAGTTTCTCTAGCAGAGATCGCATCAATGCTTGGCTATTCAGATGCAGGACTTGTTGGCAGAAGCATTGACAAGCTGCACGACAATGGATTCTTGGCACAAGTGAGGGGGTGGGTTGATGAAGAGTGAGAAGATCGGTAACGTGGAACAGGGCATGCGGAAGTGTGTCATCCCCGTTTACCACGACTGGACTCCCGAGGACGTTTGGAAGCTCATCAAGCCCAACCTTTATGAGAGCAATGGTAAGATTCGGATGAAGAAGCTCGACAGGGAACCAGACGGTGAGCCGCGAGGCTACACTGCTATCCTGTCGGTAGACGACAAGCACTACTACTTTGAGAGCGACGATGACGAGTGCGACTGCGATATCAGCGATGGTATCTGTCGCCACTGGTCTGAGATCCGCTAGAAAGGTCAACATGATCCCCGAAGTACCCGGCATCCTTGAGGATATGCTGGCGCTGCACAAGGAGAAGAGCCAGGGCTATGGCTCCGACCATGATCCGGCCCACAACTTCACGGCAGTGGCATCCATCGCAGGCGAGAAGAAGTTTTACTACCCGATGCTGCGCATCGGTGAGAAGCTAACTCGCGCACTCAATCTCTATGAGGCAGAGCGATTCGATGATCTAAGCGAAGAACTACGTGACATCGCGCTCATCGCTGTACTCGCTGAGGCGCTACGCATGCAATACGTCAATTCCAAGATCGTAAGCGAATTGCCAAGCAAGGTAGCATTTCACGAACAGCTATCGCGCACGCGCCCAATGAACGAAGCATTCGTTCGGCGCGAAGTCAAAAATCCCCTCATCGCTAGTCCTCTGCCAATCGTTCCGCATGATCTCGATACTGCCAAGACTGAGGCCAGTGACATCATTCCCAATGTGGACTTCACTGAGAAGCCATCGGTCATCGACTTCATGCTAGAGCGTGGCCTAGTGGTGAGCAGAGCAGAAGCTAAGCGCCTAATCAGAAATGGCGCTATCATTGTCAATGACGACGTACTAACAGAAGACAGGGAAGTAAGAGACACAGACCACACAATTCGCAAGGGTAAGCGGCAGGAGGTAAAGATTGGCAACTGACACTACACACGAAGTAGGACTACTAGACGACTACGAAGTCTCTGAGGTAGAGACTATCTGCGAAGCGTTCGGTGTAATGCGCGCGGCAGAGATCCTAGGAGTCGGACGTGACTACCTGCGAAAGTATTGCAAGCAGAACGGGATCAAGCCTAGCCCCGCAGGAGCGGCACATCCGTCTCCGCGCGTGCAGCACCTACAGAACCACGTTCGCAAGCTAGAGCAGGCGGATAAGACTTTCCGCGAGCTATCCGAGTCGATCAAGAGCGCGGCAGAGACAGCACCCGCTCCCGTGCTCCGAAGTGTCAATCTCCGAACCAAGGCGAAGACACTCTTTTCGACCCCAGTTGACGTGGTACTCCACGTCAGTGATATGCAGTTCGGTGAGGTAGTTCATCCCGAGCAGGTTCCGGGCGGAAACTACAGCCCGGACATCTTTCGAGACGAACGTCTGCCCCGCTACATGGACGGCGCGACCAAACTACTAGAGTCGGTAGCGTCCCAGCATCCCATTGATCGCCTCTGGATCGCCCAGGGAGGCGATTTCACGGAGGGGGAAGGGGTATTCAAGGGTCAGCAGTGGCATCTCGCTCTCGACGCCGGACAGCAGGTTGCACAGCTAGGCGTTGCGTGGGCGACAGCCGTGGCGAATCTCGCCAGCACGGCGAAGGAGCTAAGCCCAGGCGTCAAGGTCAACGTCGTATGTGTGCCAGGTAATCACGGTGTGCATGGCGGACGAAGCGCAGGCGCAGTGCCACCGTCGATGTCCTATGACTATCTGACGTATCAGATGGTGCATCACATCCTCGAACCGACAGGACTCATCGACTTCTATGACACAGAAGCACACGCGGCACTCTACTTTGAGAGTGCAGGGCATGTGTTCTTGCTCACGCATGGAGATCAGGACAGGGGTGGCAACGGAGTCGCAGGTGTTCCCGTGGTTTCCATGTTCAAGAACGATCTCACGGTGCGGCAGAGCACAGGACTCAACCACAGATACCACTTGTCTGGTCACGTTCACAGACCCACTAGCTTCACGATTGGTGGCGATTCGGAACGTCTCGTCAACGGTGACTGGTGCGGGCCTAACAACCTAAGCACCGGCCGTGGCGGTGGCAGTGAACCGACACAGAGAGCATACGTAGTGCATCCCGACTATGGCGTTTCCCAGGTATGGCCGATTAGACTGGTACCAGGGATGTCCCGTACAACCCCACCCGTACTTCACTAAGGAGGCAGAATGCCAGGACTAGGACGAATCTTTGTTCCAGACGCACGCGATTGGAGCATGAGTGACGCGCTAGACAAGCTCGCAACACTCACTCCGCTACAGCAGGCTAACCTCACGGTTCAGTCTTCGCATGCAGCGGCAGCCACTAAGGCATGGATCAAGCTCGCTACGGACATTCTCAATCCCGTAGCACCCACGCCGCCGAATCCCACGCCAAATCCTACTCCCGTCCCTCCTACGCCACCGACGACACTGGTAACGTGGAATGACGACTACCGTCTAGATCAGGGCCAGACAGGACATTGTGTTGGCTTTGGATGGACAGGTTGGCGCGGATGTGCGCCGACAGAAGATGTCGTAACGAACGCTGATGCTGATACCGCTTACTACGCATGTAAGGTTATCGACGGTGAGCCTAAGGCAGAAAATGGATCGAGCGTTCGTTCCGGTGCCAAGGTCATGCAGAACATGGGGCTACTGACAAACTACGTATTTGACACTGACGTAGACGTAGTAGTTCAGTGGATCTCGCAGCAAGGCCCAGTAGTTTTTGGTTCCAATTGGAATCAGAACATGTTCACACCAGACGCGAGCCGTGTG